CAGTCAAATTACAATTACCAATGGGTCAGGAATTGCCGGAAATCCGACTTTTTCACTTCCAGCAGATGTTATAATTTCTACCTCTATTACGGTTGATGAACTTTTAATAAATAACCAAGGTATTGAAGCTACGGGAGTGTCGGATAATATATTTCTTACGACTAATAACCTTGCTTCAGTCATTATTTCAAATTCTTCACAGGGAGGTACATTAGAATTTGAAAATGCTGCCGGTACGTTTTCAGTCGGATTTAAAGCCGGAACTTTAGCAGCAGATACCACTTGGACATTACCCACCACCGATTCAACAGGTGCCCAATCTCTCGTCTCTAATGGTTCAGGTGTCCTCTCTTGGAATACTTTCTTGCCGATCGCCGGTGGAACGATGACGGGCAATTTGATCTTAAATACCGATCCTACAAGCGCGCTTCAAGCTGCAACTAAACAATATGTAGATGCCTTCAGTTCAGGACTAAGTGTTAAAGCTCCGGCATTGGCTGCCACGACTGTAACTCTAACGGCCACTTATGCCAATGGAGCTGCGGGTGTTGGTGCTACCTTAACCAATTCGGGTGCACAGGCTGCATTTTCCGTAGATGGCGTTTCACCGGCTTCTACTGACCGCATTTTAGTAAAAGATCAATCCACAACCTTTCAAAATGGCATTTATACGCTTACAACAGTTGGCTCAGGAGCCACAAACTGGGTTTTAACGCGCGCTACGGATTTTGATACTGCGGCTGAAATTACTTCCGGCTCTTTTGTTATTGTGACGATGGGAACGGTTAATACTAATACGGGTTGGATTGAAACCGCTACCGTAACCACCGTTGGAACCGATCCCGTATTATTTAGTCAATTTGGAAATCCAGGTACCGTCACTTCAGTGTCCGGAACAGCAGGTCAGATTACGGTAACAAGCCCAACAAGCACCCCCGTCATTTCTATAGATGCGACCTATGTAGGGCAAACAAGCATCACAACGCTAGGAACCATCGCCACAGGTACCTGGTCGGCCACGAACATAGCTCTAAACAAGGGTGGAACCAATGCGGCTCTTACGGCTGATTTGGGAGGAATATTTTACTCTACGGCTACTGCCGGAGCTATTTTAGCTTCTACTGCTACGGCACGCCAAATGTTACAATCAGGTGCTTCGGCAGCTCCCGCATGGTCAACGGCTACCTATCCAGCTACGACTAACGTAAATAGGATTTTATACTCATCCTCGGCAAACGTTGTGGGTCAGATTACAACTGCTAATAGTGGAGTTTTAATCACAAGTGCCGGTGGGGTACCCTCTATCAGTACGACTATTCCAGCCACAACCCAACAGAATATAACCAGTTTAGGAACTATAGCGAGCGGAGTTTGGAATGGCACGGCAGTCGATGCGGCTCATGGAGGAACAGGCAATACCACCTTTACGGCTTATTCCGTTATTTGTGCAGGAACGACATCCACTGGTATTTTCCAAAATGTTTCAGGTGTGGGGACATCTGGTCAAGTGCTCACCTCAAGCGGTGCCGCAGCCTTACCCACTTGGACAACTCTCGTTACGGCGACATGGGTGGATCAAACTTCTTCTCCCGTCACAATGACGGTTAACACCAATTATGTTGCTGATCTTGGTACATTATTAACTTTCACTTTGCCTTCAACGGCTGCTTTAGGAAGTACTTTTACCATAGTAGGAAAAGGTGCGGGTGGATGGAAACTGGGTCAAGCGGCCAGCCAACAAATTAATTTTGGAACCTCAACAACCACATCAGGTACCGGCGGATCACTTGCCAGTACCAATACTAATGATTGTGTTTCCGTTGTCTGTGTAACCGCCAATACAAACTTCGTTGTGTACAGCAGCGTTGGCGATCTCACGGTTGTATAGGGAAAAATGAGAAATGGCGACAAATAATTCTATTAATGCACCGCTACCTACAGCCGTCCCCAAGGGAGGCTCCGGTGATACATCCTTTACAGCGTATTCGGTTATTTGTGGGGGTACAACTTCCACAGCCGTATTGCAGAATGTCTCTGGGGTGGGAACAAGTGGTCAGATTCTTACTTCCAACGGTGCGGCTACTTTACCGACTTGGCAAGCAAACCCCTCATCGATCAGTATCACCGCCGGAAGTGCCAATATCGTTTGTTCGCCTTCTACTATAACCGGTACAGGTACTGTTAATCTCGCGAATTCACCTTCAGTTTCAGGTTCTGTGACAGTTGGTACCAGTATAAAATTACCGGATACGACATCGAGTACCGTTGGAGTTATTTTCCATAACTCAAATCGTTTTATCCATACGGGTATTGCCGAGTCCAATTTCTGTACATTTGTCGGTACAAATGCGGGAAATTTTACCCTTACCGGTACTTTTAATACGGGCTTAGGCAGTAATGTATTTCAGGCCACAACATCAGGCAACCATAATACTGGAGTGGGAACGAATGCTCTTACATTATTAACCACTGGTACCTTTAATGGGGCTTTTGGAGATGGCGCTTTATCGGCTCTAACTACCGGAACGGATAATATTTGTCTAGGACATAATGCAGGCTCTAACTATACCAGTTCAGAATCGAGCAATATTCAAATTGGCTCAGGAGTTTCGGGAACGGCTGCCGAATCAAATGTGTTGCGGATTGGCGCAGGGACAGGTACTGGGGCAGGTCAGCTTAATTCAGCCATAATATGCGGGATCACTGGCAAAACAAGTGCATCAGGAATCGCCGTCCTCGTCAATAGCAGCAATGTACTCGGAACCACTACTTCATCGCGCCGCTTCAAACATAATATTGAAGATATGGGAGATTCGAGCGACCGTCTGATGAAGCTTCGTCCTGTAACTTTCCTCTATAACAAAGAAATAGAAGACGCAACTGATGAAATGAAGTTCGGCCTTATTGCTGAAGAAGTAGCGGAGATATTCCCCGAACTTGCATATTTGAATGCGAAAGGGGAGCCTGAGTCAGTACGTTATAATGATATGCCCGCAATCCTTCTCAATGAATTACAAAAATTGAATAAACGTATCCGCCAATTTGAAGCAGAAGCGGGGATATAATGGCGATAAATAATTCCATAAATTCTCCTCGTCCTATCACGGTTCCTCAAGGGGGGACTGCAAAGACTTCGTTTACGGCGTATTCAGTTATTTGCGGGGGAACGACCTCTACCGGAATTTTACAAAATGTCTCAGGAGTCGGTACCTCAAATCAGATTCTTACTTCCACCGGAGCCGCCTCACTTCCTACATGGCAAACTACGGCCGGAGGGTCTCTTAGCCTTACGGCTGCGAGTACGAATCTAGTTTGTTCGCCTGCGACTATAACCGGCACTGGAACGATTGATCTTGCGAGTTCTCCTTCTGTTTCAGGGTCATGGACTGTAGGTACAAGTTTTAACATTCCTGATACGACATCAAGCACTACTGGGGTTATTTTTCATAATACTTCCACTCCTTTTATTCATACGGGTATTGCTGAATCTAATTCTAATATTTTTCTAGGTTTAAATGCGGGAAATTTTACCCTTACCGGTACTCTTAATACGGGACTAGGCCGGATTGTTTTAAATGCTGTCACAAGTGGTAATCATAATTCTGGATTAGGCACTACTTGCTTATCATTGCTCACTACGGGTACGAATAATGTTGCATTTATAGGGGGTGCCACCTCGGGATTAACTAGCGGCAGTAATAATACCACTTTCGGCGAAACAGCGGGAATCAATTATACAACGGAATCAAGTAATATTAATATTGAGTCAAACAGCGTAGGGGCAAGCACTAGCGAAAGTAATCTGTTGCGAATTGGACATGCTACTGGAACGGCAGCAGGTAATATTAGCACAGCTATTATTTGCGGCATCACCGGAAAAACGAGCGCATCTGGTATTGGGGCCTTAGTCAATAGCAGCAATGTCTTAGGAACCACCACCTCATCCCTGCGTTTTAAACATAATATAACTGATATGGCTGATTCCAGTTCACGTCTGATGAAGCTTAGACCCGTTACATTCCTTTATAACAAAGAAATAGAAGATGCAACCGATGAGACTAAATATGGTCTTATTGCTGAAGAAGTTGCAGAAATATTCCCTGAACTCGTTGTATGGGATGAAGAAGATAAGCCTTTTACCATCCGATATAATGATATGCCCGCTATGCTTCTTAATGAAATTCAAAAGCTAAACCGATGCATGGATAAACTGGAAGCTCAAAGAGGAACTATACACTAATGGATAGGTTCGCGCTCTTCACATGGACTCTTACGGCTATCACGATCTGGGGAACTTATCTCAATAGTTCTCAACGAAAGGCGGGATTTCTGATTGGGGATTATGCAATGTATGTTGGCTCTGTGTTGATCTCTCACGGGGTATCTATGCGCAAGCTGCGCTCTATATAGTTTTTATAGGTTTTAATATTTATGGTTGGATTTGCTGGGGAAAGAACGAAAATAAATAAAACGTCATAATAATAAAAAGAATAAAAAAAATGACACTGCCTATTAATTACAATGGAATCGTCTCTGCCGTTCAAGAATACCTTGAGCGCGATGATGCTTCGACAGTTCAGGAAATCCCAGTATTTATCATGCTGGCTGAGAACCGCATCGCCCGTGAACTCAAGATTTTGCAAAACGTAGCCTATGTCACAGGAACGTTTCAAGCCAATGTTTCAACGATACTTAAACCTATTCGTTGGCATAATTTCATCACCTTTAATTTTGGAAGCGGTACTGGATTTAATACACGAAATCAAATTTATTTGCGCACCTATGAATTTTGCCGCACTTATGCGCCTGATCCTACTGCCGTAGCTCCTCCACTTTATTATTGTGATTATGATTACACCACCTTCTTACTCGCGCCTACGCCCGATCAAAATTATCCTTTTGAAATGGCCTATATGCAAATTGAAGAGCCGCTCTCTATATCCAATCAAACTAGTATCCTGACCCAATTTTGTCCTGACCTCCTTTTTTACGCTGTCATGGTTGAATCCATGAATTATTTGAAAAATGATGAAGGATTAGCGCGGTGGCGCGGAGAATATGACCGGTCAATGGCTTCTATAAGCTCAGAAGATAAACAAAGGTTCCAAGACCGTACATCAGATAGAGGGAGAGACTAATGTCATATGTAGACATAGTAACAGGTTCAGCCGTTCAACCTACAACAGTTGCTTATCGCGCTATTTCATTGGTGGATGATGTCACCTTAGTGTGGCCCTTTTCATATGTGGATACTACGAATGTAGTCGCTAATTTAATGGATGTAACCCCAATTGGTACGGGCTTAGCCATTACGATGCCCGCTGCAAATCAATCAGGGACTGGTCAAGTTTCCATTATAAGAAATTTAGGGGCCTTTACCTTTACAGTAACTGATAATCTTTTTAATGATATTGCCACGATTACAACTGGGGAAATTTTTTATCTCTATATCACGGATAATACGTCCGTTGCCGGAACTTGGAGTAGTGTACAATTTGGTACCGGCACTTCGGCGGCCGATGCTACGGCACTCGCCGGAAATGGTTTAGAGGCTTCGGGAGGTAAATTAAATACGGCTGCACCGGTTGTATCCCAAGCCATTAATTATACCATTTTAACAACCGATAGGGCCTCTTTCCAAGTTTGGACAGGAGGGGTAGGCACATTTACTCTCCCCGCATCTGCCACGGCAGGAAATAACTTTTATTTCTCGGTTAACAATCAAGGAACAGGAAATCTTACCCTTGTGCCTAATGGAGCTGACCTCATTAATGGGTTAGCCTCATTAACCCTTATCCCGGGCAATAGTGCTACGGTGGTAAGCTCAGGGACAGGATGGTTTACGGTTGGAATGAGTCAACCAATTCCTTTTCAAGTGACGACTTTAAACTTGAATGTAGGAGGAAGTGCGGATGTTACATTAACTAATAACCAAGCTAATAATCTTATTCAAAATTATACCGGTGTCCTCGGAGCCAATATCTATGTTGTCGTTCCTACAACAGCAGCCCAATATTATGTATTCAATAATACTACGGGCGCGTTCACCCTTACGGTTGGTACGGCGGCTGATGTTATAGCAGTCACTGGGGTTACTATAACTCAGGGAAGTCGAATAATTGTTTATTGCAATGGCAATAATGCGTTTCAAATTCCGACCTTTACTGATACTCCGCTGGTTGCCATTGATAATGCTTTTACGATTGAGAATAATGCTGATAATACAAAAATTATAGCATTTAATGCTGCAAGCATCACCACAGGAACCACCCGGACTTTAACGTGTCCCGATGCCAATGGCACCGTAGCCCTTACCTCTAATTTAGTCCCTACTACGAAAGGTGATGTATGGGGATTTAGTACGGTTCAAGCACGGATTCCGGTTGGAGCCAATGGAACCGTATTAACCGCCGATTCAGCTCAAGCATTGGGGCTTAATTGGGTCGCTCCTACGGCCCTTACCACAAAAGGCGATATATTTGGATTTAGTACGGTACCTGCGCGCATTCCAGTGGGTACAAACGGGCAAGTCCTTACGTCTGATTCTACCCAAGCTTTAGGGGTCAAATGGGATGCTTCACCTGGAGGGGGAACGGTCACAGCTATTACGGCAGGCACAGGTTTAATCGTAGGAGCCGCAGGGGCCAATCCTATTACTGCTTCTGGTACCCTTAATTTTTCCCGCGTACCTACTTCTATCACAGGAACAACCACCCTCACCGCAGCAGCCAATGGACAACTTACGGTTGTTACATCAAATACCTTTAATATTAACCTTACTGCTTCAGCAACATTAGGCAATGGATGGTCAACAAGTATCACCAATAATGGAACCGGTATTATCACAATTGTGCCTAATGGGGTGGAAACGATTGATACGTATACCTCACTTCAACTTACACAGGGTCAATCTGTTAGTCTTTTCTGTAGTGGAACAGCATTTTTTACTAATAATAAGCCCGATTATCCTACTTTTACGAGCCGTCAAATATTTACCGCAACTGGTAATTTTATCATACCTGGTGGAACATTTGGAATTTATGCTGAAGCCTATGGGGGGGGAGGAGGAGGAGGAGGTACCTTCGGTGTAACTTTTGGCGGAGGAGGTGGTGGTGGAGGATATTGTGATAAATATATGACCGTTGTTCCTGGGGCATCCCTCGCGGTAGCTATTGGAAATGGCGGTGCTTCTAATACGGGAGCAGGCTCAGGGGGAGCAGGCACAAATACTACTTTTAATGGAATGACAGCAAGAGGAGGTGGGGGAGGGACACAAACTGCTGCGGGAGCGGGCGGAGTTGCAGTTGGGGGCGATATTAATATAAATGGCACTCCAGGAGGAGCAGCAGGAACCACAGCGGCAGTAAATTCAGGGGGGACGTGTGCTGGACGCTATGGAGGGACTGGGGCTTTAAGTCCTGGTGGTGGGGCAGCCGTAGGAGCTGCTGGAAGAATATATGGGGGTGGGGGGTCGGGAGCAGGCGTAGGTAACACCTTAGCATCAGGTGCAGGAGCACAAGGTGCGGTCATAATTTGGTATTAAATAAATGGCTAATTTTCCTCTCAATATCCTCCCCGGTATCAAACGCGATGGGACAATCTTTGAAGGTAATTATTATAACAATGGTCAACATTGCCGTTTTCAAAGAGGAAAACCTCGATCTATGGGAGGATTTAAACAGATCACCAACCAACTTCCCGGGATTTCACGGGGAATGTATGTACAACCTCGTTCTAATTTAGTCGATATGTATTCCGGAAGTTCTAATCTTCTTGTTTTTTCAGAAACTGATTTTGATGGAAATGGCGGCGCGATTACCGATAGGACGCCTTCCACTTTAACAGCAAGCGCTAATAACTTATGGCAATTCGATTCAATGTTTGATACCACAAGTTCGGCAAATGTCCTTATTGCGCATGCAGCACAAAATCTGAATGATATAAATAATTCTATAGAAGATCCTATTTGGTATGGCCCTACAAATGCAAGCTCAGCACTGATTCCTTTTGCCGCTTCCAAATCAGCTTCGGGTGGAATTCTTGTTATCCATCCTTTCTTATTTTATTTTAGCAATGACGGTTTTGTTGCGTGGTCTGATGCGAATACACCCTCGATCTTTACAGGTGGTCTTTCGGGAAGCGCACGTATAACTTCTAATAAGATTGTAACTGGTCTTCAAACACGAGGAGGGACAGGTGCACCTTCTGGTTTATTATGGTCTTTAGACTCCCTCGTTAAAGCCACCTTTATAGGGTCTCCAAATTTTTTTCAATTTGATACGATTACCGATCAATCTTCTATCTTATCGAGCCAATGCGTCATTGAGGAAGCAGGAATTTATTATTGGATCGGCATTGATCAATTCTACTATTATAATGGAGTGGTAAAGGAGCTTCCTAATGATATGAATTTGAATTTTTTCTTTGAAAATTTGAATTTTGATCACCGACAAAAAGTGTGGGCTACTAAAATCCGCAGATATGGGGAGATATGGTGGTTCTTTCCTTTGGGGGATTCGGAAGAGTGTAATCATGCTATCATCTATAATTATAAAGAACATACATGGTATGATACGGCCCTTTCAAGGTCAGCCGGTTATTTCTCACAGCTCTTTCCCTTTCCTGTTATGGCTGATACCCAAGTCACTTCAACCGGTACCTATAATTTATGGGAACATGAGTATGGAGCAGATCAACTGATAGGTCTGAATGCGACCGCTATTGATAAAAATATAACCACTTCCGATATTTCTTTTTGTGCTACCGGCCCCGATGGAAAATGGCTAGGTATTGAACGGGATGTAAAACTTACCCGAATTGAACCGGATAGCCAAGGATCACCATTGAGTGTCCAAACCGGTGCTATGAGCGTAACCGTATCGGGTCGTAAGTTTGCCAATTCACCTTTAGAAACTGCCAATGCTCCTTATCCTTTTAGCCCGACTACAGAAAAAATAGATATGCGGGAACAACATCGTCAAATGTATCTCACTTTTGATTCAAATACATTAGGAGGAAGTTTCCAATTAGGACAAACGATCATTCATCTCGAGCCAGGTGATGTGAGGCCATAATGGTATTACCGGAAATGATATCTTTCGTTGAGTGGGCTGCGACTTTACAAGTGGATTTTCCGAATGGAAATGTGCCGATTATTGATGATGAATCGGAATGGCAAGACTGGGCTGACCGTTTGTTACAAACATCTCCATTTGATTCAGCGGTAGTTCCAGACCCGAGTGGTTTTGATGATTGGCGGCAATGGGCGCGTTGGTTTGTGGATGTAATGAATAATTAAAAAAGCGGGGATAAAATGAAAAGAAATATGGAACACAATAAAAGTAAGGGCGCATTAGGGTCACTTGCTAAAAAAGTCGAGCATAAGTCCGGGAAAGAGGAATACATCCTTGCGCATTTTAACCCTGAAGAAATCGAGCTTTTTGATAAGTTACAGGGCGGTGCGCGCTTTAATCCTAAGACCAATTTAAGGGAATATTACGAACTCGATAAGACCTTCGATTCCCCCCATATTAAAAAACGCCTTCATCATGCTTTGATGCATCCTGATGATAAAAAATATGCCAGAGGGGGTGCCGTCACAGGAGTTAAAAAATTAGAACATGCAGGGCGCAACGGGGATACGATGCTTGCGCATATCACCAAAAAACAAGCTCAAGTCTTAGACCATCTCCAAGGAGGGACACATTTTAATCCCCGTACCGGTTTAAGGGAATATGGCTTCTTTAAGAAATTAGCACGTTCTATTAATAAAACAGTACATCAACCAGGGCGGAGATTGGTTAAACCTGTAGTAAGAATTGCAGCGCCAGTTGTAGGCGGAATGATTGGAGGCCCTGCCGGTGCTGCTGCCGGAGGATTTTTAGGAAATAAAGTCACGGGAGGACGCACTAAAGATGCCTTAAAAGCGGGTCTTTTAAGTGGGGTGGGAGCTTATTTGCTTCCACAAATAGGTGGACAATTTGCACAAACATTTCCTGGTGCTAGTGGAGCCTTAGAAGGCTTATCCAATACAGTATTTGGGCCTGGAATAACTTCTAGTTTAGGCCAAGCCCTTACGGGAGGAGCTGGTAGCAATATCCCTGGTCTTTTGGGAGGCGCAGGATCGCGGGCTGCTGGGGAAGTAGGACGCAATATCCTTACAGGAGGGGTGAGTGGAGCTGGAGAAATCGGGCGTAATATCCTGACAGGAGGAGGGGGAGCATTAGCATCCCAGGCCGTAGGCCAAGCTGCGGGACGAGGTCTTGGAGGAGGCTTAGGAGGTCTTATAAGTGCTCCTACCTTAGCTATGGGCGGCTTAGGTCTTATGTCCATCCTCTCTCAAAAGAAGCAGCAAAAGAAAGAACGCGACCGTTATAACCAAGAGATTGCAGCCATTGAAGGAGGGCCAAATACTCTTAATCCTACCAATATGCGCACTCCTTATTATGCCGGACGGGACTTTATCCCCTATACGGGAGGTTATAGCCCTTTTGAAGAAGACCAACCTCATCAATTCTTTTCAGATTTAAATCCCTTACCCCAATATCATGCTCAGGGTGGTTCCGTCCATCCCAATACTCCTAAATATTTTGAAGGCCCGGGAGGAGGGCAAGATGATGATATCCCTACGGTCGCCGAAGAGGGAGGATTTTATATTCCGGCCGATGTGATGAGCGGCTTAGGCGACGGCAACTCTAAAATGGGCGCATTAAAGTTTAATCATTTCCTATCCCAGCGACCAACTTCCCCTACCTATTCTAAAGGAGGGAAGGCCAAGATACCGGCTATGGTAAGTGCAGGGGAATATTATATTCCTCCTCATGATGTCGATAAACTTGGAAAAGGTAGCAATAAAAAAGGCACTTCTAAACTCGAAAAACTATTAAAAACTGTACGTTCCCATAAATCCACCAAAAGTCATCCTCCAAAGGCAAAGACGATTAGTGAATATATGAAACTTGGACGTGCTTAAAAAAATAAACAGGGAGATTAAAAATGAGCGGCGTAACCGGTACATTTACAGGCACACCTCAATGGTACAGTGATTATATTAAAGATTTAGCGGATAGGGCTAAAATCCAATCCGAAGAAGCCAAAGCGTATCAACCTTATCCTGGAAAACGGGTTGCTAAATTTAATCCGACACAAATAGAAGGAAACCGCCAACTTGCCCACGCTGAACCTAACCGTGAACTCTATGGACTTGCGGGCCGCAATATAGAAGCTGCTACCGCGGGAGATGTGTATCGCAATATAACTCCACAATTAAAGAAAGCTCGTAAATCTTCGGCAGCTAATATCGGCAGATATATGAATCCTTACCAGGAAGGAGTGGTTAATAGGATTGCTGAGCTTGGAGGACGTAATTTAAGGGAGCAACTTTTACCGGCTATTAATTCCTCCTTTATCAAGGCAGGACAATTTGGAGGAAGCGGCAACCAAAATTTAACTCAACGTGCCTTAAGGGATACCCAAGAGTCTATCCTTGCACAACAAAATCAAGCACTCCACCAAGGTTATCAAGGGGCATTAGGGGCTTCTGAAGCCACACGCCAACGTAAACTCCAAGGTGCTGGACTCGCAGGAAATGTCCAAGAACGGGGCCTAGCGCGTCAACTCGTGGGAGCACGTGGTGCGCAAGAATTAGCCGGAGCGGAACAACAAGCCCAAGGACGGTTTGGCGAGACATTAGGGGCGATCGGCCATCAAGAACAGCAACTGGAACAAGAAAAAATGGATCAAAAATACCGTGATTTCTTAGAAACAAGAGAGTTACCGTTCCAAAGGACGGCTCAATTATCGGCTATGTATCGCGGGCTGGATTTACCGACTTCGACGATTCAAAGGACATCCATTCCAGCTCCCCCCCGTCCTTCGTCTACCTCCCAGTTTGCAGGTCTTGCAGCAGGTCTATTAGGAAGCGCAGGCGCAGGGTTTGCCGAAGGAGGCCCAGTGGATATGTCGGCTCTCCAAAGAGGTTCCGAAGAAGCCAAACGGGCTGCACGCAAAGAACAGATGAGGGGATATGCCGATGAATTAACGCAATCGCCCGATACTGAGCGTAACCGTCAATTATGGGAACTCTTGCAAAATACCGGATTTGGTATGTTAGCTTCACAAAATCCAAATGCAGGGGGAGCCTTCGGGGAAGCTGCCATGGGCGGATTAAACCAATTAAGGGCTTCACGCGCCCAAGCTGCTGCAAACCGGATGGCCGGATATAAACTTCATAATGAACTTGAACAACAGGAATTAGAACCACAACAACAATTAGAGCAATTAATGTTGCAAAATGCTGGTAAACAGCAAGTACAGCAACTTAAGGGTACTCAAGGCACCGCTTTAGCTAAATATAAAAATGAACTTGAAGAAATGTCCCCTAAAAATAAGATTCATAAAGGCCCTGGTGGTCTTCCGTTTACTTATGAGGAAAATCCCGAAACCGGAGAAATGGAAGCTGTCCCTATTTCCGGTCTTCCCGATGTCCAAGAACAAAAAAAGGAACAAGAAGCGGCGGCCGGTTCATTAAAATCCGCTCGTAAATTATATGATGATACCATTGAAGCGGGAAAGAGTGCCGAAGAGCAATTAGAATCTGTTAATCGTCTGGGAGAACTTTTAAAGAAACCTGGTAACCGAAGAAGTGATCTTCGCCAATCTATTATGAATATGGCAGCAACAGTGGGGATTCAGATTGCACCAAATGCCAGTGAACAAGAAATAGATGCAGTATCAAAGGAAATTTTAGCCCGCAACTTTGCTAACCTTCGTGGAGGTGGTCGTGGCAACCAAGTTGAGTTTGAGCAAGCTTTAAGGGCAACTCCTGGTATATATACTCATCCAGAATCTGCACAGAAAATCTTAGAGCAATATAATAAGGCTGCCAAAAAATCCATAATGCTCAAGAAACGTGCTCAATCTCTTAACAAAGAATATCAAGGAAATTTCCCGGCAACATTTGATATTATGCTCGAACAACCTTCTCCTGAAGAAATAGATAGTGAGATCAAATCTTTGCAAAGTCAATTAGCCAACTATGAAGGCCAAGCTCTCGAAGGGGAATAAAATGACCTATGAAGAAAAATTAAAATATCTTGGTCAATTGCGTAAAAAAGTAGAGCAATTAGAAACTTCCGGTAAACAAGGGATGCCTTTTCAAACTATGGGAGAAGAAGGGGTGTCCCCTTCGTTGGGACATGGAATCGGAGTAGCCGCTAAGGGCGCAGTAGCAGGGGCCGTAGGTATTCCAGGAGATATTTTAAATTTAGCCCGTAGCGGTGGAGAAGCTTTAGCGGGAGGAATTTCTAATGTCATTGGTCTTCCTCAACCTACGCCCCAACAATTAGAAAATTTTAATAAAAAGCGATTCCACATCCCTGATCCTTCTGATGTTTTTCCAACGGGCGAAAAAGTAAAAAGAGGGATTGATTATCTTACGGGAGGACAATTAACTCCACAGACGAAAGGGGAACGTTATTTAGAGAGCGGAACCGAAGCATTAGGCTCTATGGCGCTTCCTGCGGGGATAGCCCGTACTGCTGCTAAGAAAGGCATTCCTGCTCTTTCTAAAGCGTTTAGAGCGTTAGGGTCATATACGGCTCCATCTATTGGCGGTGCGATTGGTGCAGGAACAGGCGCACAATATGCACGTGAAGATTTCCCAAATAATCCGGTATTGCAAGGTATTATTCCATTGTTAACAGGTACCGCGGGAGCAGTAGCGGGAAGTGGAGTACGTGGATTAACGAATATTGGAAAGACTCCTCCAAAGCCAGACTCTTTAGCTAAATTAGAAAAATTATCTGCTAAGTATAAGGTTCCGCTTTCCGCAGGAGAATTAGCCCAAGATGCAGCACAGCAAGCTCGAGAAGAAACGGCCATTTTAGGGAGTTTGGGGGCAGCTCCTAAAGCCGCGGCCAAAGAATTTAAAAATATCCAAAAACAAGGTTTTGAAGAAGCCGTTAAAAAGGGCGCAGAAAAAATAGCGGGAGAGCTTCCTTTAGAGAAGGGCGAAAACATTGGAAGGGTAGCTGAAAGTTTGAGGGAACAAGCAAAACAAGGTAAAGAAACCTATACCAAAGCTTATAAAGAAGCCAATCCCGAAAATATTAAATTTAATATCAAAGATGTAAAAAAATTCTCTAAAAATATGACCAATGAATTGCAAAAAGAAGGGATTGGGCCTAATTCAAATCCCGAATCTTATAACCTCTTAAAAGATTTAAACCAATTTATTGATAAATCTCCTAAAAAAGCCACCCACATTAATTTTAATGGATTGGAACAATGGCGTAAAGGGGTGAATGCTAAATATGCGTCTTCTAAACCCCATGAAAAACGGGGTATGGATTTTCTACGGCGTGGAATGGATGATTTTATTGATAAAGCCGTTAATAATTCCATGATTGAAGGAGATTTAGAAGCCCTTACTAAATTTAAACAAGCTCGCGGTCTTTATGCGGATTGGATGGGTAAATATGGGAGGGGCAAAAAGAATGAAGCCGGTAAAAATGTTATAGCCGATATTGTAGAAGATTCGGTACAGGGTAACCGCAATCTTACAAATGAACAAATTACTAATAAGATTTTAGGGACATCTACTCTTGGATTTCATGAAAAAGCCACGGATTCCATCAAAGAAATCAAAAAATTATTTGGCGCAGATTCCAAAGAATTTATGCTTGTTAAATCCGAAGCCCTTAATAAACTCTTAAAGCCTTTAGAAATGGGAGGAACGGAAGGTATCCATAAAGGTGATCCTGCTATGAGGACTTATCATACTAACCTTAATAAATTTGTAAAAGAAAACTCTTCACTTTCTAAAGAACTCTTTGATGAGAAGGATATGAGTTTCTTGAAAGATTTAGGAACATTAGGATCAACAGCATTTGAAAAAATAAAAAGCAAAGCAAATCCTTCTAATACCGGTTTGATGGCTTCTGTTTTAATGAGTGATAGATTTTCAAAATTTCCCGGTGTGAAAGATGTGGGAGAATATATTAATGCCCTTAAAACATCTAAAGCATTTACTCCTGGTCAAAAAGAAAAACTGGCCTTATCTTTATCCGCAGCCGAGCAAACGAAATCAAATTCGGCTCCGTATTTATTAACCGAGGCTTTAAAATCTTCTTTGGGTGAGACAGGTGCTTCTACTTCCACCAATCTTCCTGAAGATGGTGAATTACCACAGGAATTAACGCCATCTAATATAGCTCCTCAAAATCGTCAAACTGAGATTGAAGATATTAAAAAAAGGTTAGAGGAGTTAAAAAAATTAAAATCCGAATACGGAGCTAAAAAAGAATCCCCTTTGATGAAGCGGATTTCTCAACGTGAATCAGGGGGAAATCCTAAAGCCAAGAATAAATTGGGTTATCTAGGTCAATATCAATTCGGCGCAAAAGCTTTAGAAGATGTAGGGCTGATTAAGCCTGGGGCGAGTAAGGGCAAAAACGCAAAAGTCCTTTCCAATCCTGAAAACTGGACAATTGAAGGAGGACAAGAAGCCTTTTTAAATAATCCTGGGTTACAAAAACAGGCAATGAGTAAATTAATGCTCCTCAATCGTTCCCGTTTAAAAGGCGCAGGTCTGATTAAACCCAATACCAATCCTCAAGCAGTCAATGGAATGCTCTCAGCAGCCCATTTAGGGGGCGTAGGAGGGGTGAAAGCTCTTTTAAGGGGTTCGGATAGGCAAGATGCTTTTGGTACGCCTGTAAGCGAATATTATAAGCGTGGATACCGCGGTTAAACATTAGGGAGAATACCTATGGCTGACTTTACGCCCGCAGTTTATTACGTAATGGAAAATGAAGGAGGTTACGTCCATCAGGAAGAAGATTCCGGAGGGGCGACCAATTTTGGAATTACATTAAACTTTTTAAAAAGCCTTGGGAAAAAGGGCGACATAAATAATGATGGGACAGTTAATAACAAAGATATTAAATCCCTTACTTCTAAAAAAGCGAGCAATTTCTATTATGAATATTGGTGGAAAAAATATTCATATAATCAAATATCTTCCCAGGTGATCGCCACTAAGATTTTTGATATGAGCGTCAATATGGGAGCATGTGGGGCGCATAAGTTAGCTGAACGATGCGTTAAAAAATTATATGTCATGAAAGATTCAAAAGCTATCCTTCCGATCGTTGAAGAATGTGATTTTAAATTAACGCTCATTGATAAGGTTAACGAGATTAATGAAAATGATATGGTGCAATGCCTTTCCCAAGAATCATTAAATCATTATAAATCCATTGTTAAAAAACATCCCAATAATAAAGTTTTTATTAAAGGATGGACAAAACGTGCCTTAAAAATACCTTCAGGGGAAAGGGCAGAAAATTAATATGATACACTTAAGTTTCTTAGTCTTATTTTTATTAACCCTATTTTGTATTACAGGTGATGATGTGAATAGTAACATACATTGGATAGCAGTGATTATGGTGAGTTTACTTTTAATATTAACGTTTGCGATTGATTCAAAACCATAACGTAAAGGATTTTAAAATGACCGATCGTTTAACCCTTGTGGAAAAAATCATACTTTATATAAAAGCGCGCATAGATGAAACCACCACCTGGTGCGGCATACTTATCTTTTGTTTCTCGTCATATTTCTATATAAAGGGTATCTATATATACGATTTGGCATATTTGACAATTTCAATCATCTGTCTTGGCATGATTATGCATCGCGAAAAGCTATGATCGTACAATATGGCTTAATATTGTCGTTTATAATCTATGCAGGCGCATTATTTTATGTCGTGAGGGATGCTAATAAAAGGATGTAAAAAGTCGCCGTGTTAGGGAAAACCCAAACCTGCTAAGTCTGACGCAGTCACGGCGTAGTACCATTATACCATAAAAATAATAAAAAAAGGGTATAAAAATGAGATTCTTTATCGCACGGCTTTCAAAAATATTAGCCTATGGAAGCGTCCCCTATCGGGTTAAGCCCGAAGCTCGCGAATGTATTTTATTTGCTAATCTCTGTAGAACTGCCTCCTTAAAGGAAGAATTAAAAGCCGTATGGTTCAGTGTGACCAATGAATATAGCGGCAAGCATAATCCTATCTTTGGAGCAGTTATGGGAGCTATGGGACGCATCCGAGGTGCGCCCGATTATGTATTCATGTGGGAGGGAGGGTGCGCCTGTATCGAGATGAAATCCGAAAAGGGCAGACTCTCAGCTAATCAAAAGATATTTAAAGAATGGTGCGAGACTAAGAATGTCACCTATGTGGTTTGTTATACGGCACAGGAAGCATTTGAGAAACTACGCGATTGGAAGCTTATTTCCACACCATGAGAAAAATAAAGTTTATAGATATTTTTGCCGGTATAGGAGGCTTTCACTTAGCCTTCCGCAATCTTGGAGCAGAATGTGTTTTTACCTCTGAAATTGATCTGCACGCGAGGAAGACATATGAAATTAATTTTATGAATATCTCTAAAAAACTATTTGCGGACAATAACTTCGCAGGCGATATAACTAAGGTTAACCCCAATCATATACCCGATTTTGATATCCTGTGTGCGGGCTTTCCTTGTCAACCCTTTTCACAGGCCGGATATAAAAGGGGGTTTCAAGAAATATTACAAAACAGAGGTAATATGTTCTTTGAAATAATAAAAATCATGGAGATAAAAAGACCTAAAGCATTTTTCCTTGAGAACGTCAGACATTTAAAAAACCATGAAGAAGGTAGAACTTTCGGAGTAATTCAAAAAACTTTAGAAGATCTGGGGTATTCTTTTCATTCTAAAATCGTAAAAGCCTCGGATCACGGTTTACCTCAGCACAGACCTCGTCTATTTATGGTAGGTTTTCTCAATGAAACAACGGAAAAAAGTTCTTTTAGCTTTCCTGAAAAAATGCCTTTAAAAACAAAAATGTCGGATATATTCGGTGGTCAATGTAATAAAGATGTAGGCTACACTTTAAGAGTCGGCGGCCGTAGTTCGGGAATACATGACAGGATGAATTGGGATTGTTATGTAGTTAATGGCTCTGAAGTTAAACTTACTTCAAAAGAAGGAAAGAAAATGATGGGCATTCCTGATAATTTTCTTTTCCCCGTATCTGAAACTCAAGCGATGAAGCAATTAGGCAATTCCGTTGCAGTCCCTGCGATACAAGCAACTGCCAAAAAAATTATAGAATATTTAGAATCTAAATATCTTTTAAAGGATTGGAATCTTATTGATAAAAATTAATGATTGTTATAAATTATAAAAAATGTTACAAAAGTAATATTTATAATTTATGGAGGACTGATTATGGCTGTTGTTCAAGTGGAAAAAGAATTTTTTGACCGTCTTACGGCTCTATCTAAAGAAACTCACCGACCAAAAACTTATTATGTCAATGAAGCTTTACGGCGTTCATTAGAGGATATAGAAGATTTATATTTAGCTATTTATAGATCAGAAACTCCCTCTAAAACATATACTATGCAAGAGGTGAAAAAAGAACTTGCCTTGGATTATTGAATGGGATGTACGAGCTAAGAAAGAATTAGAAAAGCTTGATCGATCTATACAAATAAATTTAATTAATTATTTAGAAACGCGTATTGCTTTATCGGATGATCCTACTTGTTTTGGAAAAGCTCTTATGTATGATAAAAAGGGATGGTGGCGTTATCGAGTAGAAGATCATAGAATAATTTGTAAAATTTCTCATGAAAATAAATCTATTAAGATTTTAGCAATTGGAAACCGTAAAGAAATTTATAATTAAAGGATATTAAGATGAATACCAACTTATCTAATGAATATGAGCGTGACTTTTATGCTTGGATTATGAACAATTCAAAACTCATACGGGAAGGCCGTTTCTCTGAGATTGATTCCGAAAATATTGCCGAGGAACTGGAAGCTATGGGTCGAAGTGAAAAGAACCAAATTATTAGCCGTCTTAGTGTTTTATTAATGCATTTCTTAAAATGGAAGTTTCAACCTGATCGGCGCAGTAAAAGTTGGAAAAATACGATCCGAGAACAACGGCGCATGTTAATTAAACTTCTTAAGGATAATCCGAGCCTTAAATATGAGATCGAAGAAAAAATAAGCCGTGCTTATGAAGATGCCCGTATTTGTGCTTCTAATGAGACCCAATTACTTATTTATGATCTTCCTCCCATTTGCCCATTTACTTTTTCAGAGTGTTTGGATGAAGAATTTTTCCCAGGGGAAGAGATTATCTAAATATCTTTTTTCATAAAAAACCGTTTATGCCCTTTTGGGCAATCTTCAAGAATGCCAAACACCTCATAACCATTCTTGATATAAAAGTCCTTGGCTTGCCAATCAAATGTGTCTGTATGGATAAGGGTACCCCTTTCTTTCTTGGCTTCTTCCTCCACGGCTTTTAACAATTTCGTACCATATCCTTTACCGCGATACTCCTCCATTACCCATATGGCATGCAAGTTCACAATATGCCAATTATACATGTCAGCTAAAATTCCACCCCTTATTTTCCCTGTCTTTTTATTAAGAAATGCAAAATTTAAACTTATAATATCCGCATGCTCCAAAGGAGCTTTTTGTTTATTAAACCTCTCCAACTGTCCATATATAAATATCGGTTTTAAAGTATCTTCAATGCGGTGGATTTCATCGAACTCAAATTTAAATGTAGGGTTTTCCATGTATATTTTTTTCTCTCTCTTATTAAAAATTAAGTTGCAAAAGTTAAAAATCTAACGTATATTCCATTTTGGATGAGCAATGACATATTTCTTTGACACGTCAAAGAAAGTTCCTATATGTCTTTGTTCATCTACTCTTTTTATTAATTATGACTTTATATTTTATGCTTAATTTATTTGATATTTATCTTGAGGCAGTTAATCCTGTTGCCCGAAATTACCGGGCCTATTCCCTTTCATTCGGAAAAGATTTATTAAACGATTGGAGCGTGCAAATCCAATTCGGGCGTATTGGAAGACGCGGAACGGTTATAAATTATTCTTTCTCCGAATTTGATAAAGCTCTTATCCTTATTAAATCTATCTTGAAAAAAAGGTTTTCTTCGTCTAAGCGTATTGGATGTGATTATAAAATCAAAGAACTTTATAATCAATTAGGATTATCGATAGGGACGGCTTATGAAAAAAACAAAAAAGATCGGCGCACAGGAATATTTCTTTGAACAGATTATAACATATAATCTTTTAGTAAATATATTCTTAAAGACCGGTTTGAGGATGGCTGGACGTATATTAAGGCATGATAATTATACGATGATGGTTGAACATAAAACAATTGATAATATCTGGCATGAGTCTTTATATTTTAAAGCTCATGTTTGCGCCATCCTTCCTTGTGAACCTCTTAATATGGATGATTTATATGATAGCCTTGAGGGGTAGAGGAATTTTTTTCGCATAGAATATCGCTATCATTCCTATAATGCTTCCAAAAATTAAATATAACGCGGGATAATTTGAGGCTGGGTTTTTCATCATTATAGCTACAATCATAATAGGTGCCGTCACTCCTAAGACGCTATTTCCCAGATTATAGGCAAATCCAATACCGCTTGACCGCGTTTCTACAGGAAACAATCCCATCATAAATGCGCTTACACCTGATAAAAAGCCACTCATCGTAAATGCCATCATCAATTGCGCTAAAATAATCTTTATGAGGCACCCTGAATGAATGAGATTTAATACGGGGACAGCTATTATGGCGGTCATAATTAAAGACACTACCATAATGGGGATAGTCCCCCTGCGGTCAGCTAATTTTCCAAATATAATGAGCGTGCCCATCATAAAGGATAAATTTAGGACATTTACAAAGATGATCTGGTAAAGAGGGAGATTGATCTCCGTCTTTAATAGAGTAAGGGTATAAAGGGTCATGATATGAAAAGGAATTGCCCCCGCTGCACCAAGACCAAATGTACACATAATATTGGGTAGATTATTGCGCAAAACCTCTATGAACGGGATTTTAGTTATAATTTTCTTTGATTTAAATTTAGAAGTCTCATGAAGATGTTTACGACAGTTATAACTACAATAGGCTAAAAATATGGTGGAGACGAAGGGAATGCGCCACGCCCAGTCCCACATCCACTCATAACTAAAGATGGCACATATAATCCCTCCTATAATCACCCCAAAAAATGAGACTACGCAAATAAGGCTGCCGACATAATTTGCTTGGTTAGGATTGGTTTTTTCTAAAATATAAACGATGACCGTTATGCTTTCGCCGCCGATACATATCCCTGCTGCCATCCTGCACAGGGTTATAATAATCGGGGCCGTTACCCCAATCGTTTCATAACTCGGTGTGATGCCAATTATAAATGTGGGTATAAACATAAATATTATCGAAATGAGAAGGGCGTATTTACGCCCGTAGCTATCGCCTATATGGCCGAATAGAATTCCCCCAAGGGGACGCGTAATTCCTCCCACGGCAAATGTACCGAGTCCCCATAAGAGGGCTACGGCAGGATTTTCTTGAGGAAAAAACAGGGTTAAAAACTTAGGAAGCATAGCTCCATAAAGGGCTATGTCATAATATTCCATGAAATTTCCGAGAATCGCAGTTCTAAAAAAATTATTTCTTAACACTTTTTTAACCATTTATGTTTATAGTAGAAAGGTTAATAAAAAATATAACAAGGAGGAATAGAATGAAACCTAATTTAAAACCTTACCAAATGCACTATATATTTGCGCATCTTGATGAATTTGAAATCTTAAAAGAATTTATTGAAGCTGCCGATATGGCGTACGAACAATTAAAAAAAGACGGTGTTCTGCTACAAATTTGCTTACGCACAAATTATTTGGAGTTTAGGAAACATTTTAATGAAGGGTTTAAAACCCTCATTACGGAATTATTACCGCCTTTTTATATAAATTTATTTTTTATAAAGCCTGAAAAATCAGAAATTCCATCTTTTAATCCTAGAATTTATCCTCAGATTTTAAAAGAGAGATTAGATGCATATGCTGAGGATTTCCGAGAGGTTGCGCAGACTTCTTAAGGAGAGGGGGAGGCCCAAGAAATTCGTTTTAAGTGTAAACATGTTACACTATTCATAATAATGTATGCAAGAGATTTTTTTTGTAGTATAAAGATTTTAATAATAACAAAAATATTAATAAGTTTTACATGAGGAAGGGGACTACTTCATGGACTGGGACAAACTAAGACTCTTTTACGAAGTTGCACAATACCCTAATATTACGGCAGCAGCCGAGGCATTGCATATAAATCAATCGGCTTTAAGCCGAAGCATCATTCTGCTAGAACATCAAACTAAAAAACAGCTTTTTAACCGTTCAAATTCCGGTATTACACTCACCAAAGACGGGGAGGTTTTACTTTCATGCGTAAAAAATATGGTACTCGATCTGGAAGTTGCCAATAAAACTATCAATAACGATAATGATAAGGAACCTGCGGGAATTTTAAGGATTCTTACCAATGAAGGACTTGCTGGAACATGGCTTATTCATTATATCGATGAGTTTTTAGAAACCTATCCTAAAGTTAATTTACAAATCACTTGTGATAATTTTAGAGAATGTGATAGTGATACCGATGCATATATGGGGCCATATTTATCTAATCGCCTAGATATTATCCAAACCTATATTAAAACATTTTATATAAAATTATTTGCAGGTAAAAAATATATTAAAAAGTTTGGAATGCCTAAATCTCCAAAAGAATTAGACAATCATCGCCTTATTATTTTTAAACCCTTTTCTTATATAAAGGGACATATTTATACAAATTGGATACTATCACTAGGTTTAGACGAAGGACATCTACGTGATCCCTATTTACAAATAAATTCAGCGCAAGGACTTTTGAATGCTGCCCGTAATAATATGGGGATTGTAGCAATTGGTTCTGAATATCCTATATTAGAAAAGGTAATGGATGAAGTAGTGCCCATTCTTCCCGATTATAAATCCGAAGGAATCGATATTTATTATAGTTACCCTATCCAAATGAACCAGGTGCGGAGTGTGGTTGAATTTGGTAACTTTCTTCAAAAGAAATTTTCTAAAGATTCCGAAATAGATTATAAATTACGGTTTGTTTCCAAACCAAAAATTCTTTCATAATTATTTAAGTGGTTATAGATTTTTATGTGGTTAATTTTATGATCTTCAACTTTTAACTTTGTAAAGGAACTTACAATGATAAAATTATCAATACTAAGTGCAATTTTGATGGCCGCGTCATTAACTGGGGTTAATGCGTGTCCGGTACATAAAGAAGCTTCAAAAGCGGCTCCTAAACAAGAGGATGAATGCATTCTCCAATATAGTGCCAATACCGAAGGAGTGGAAGATTTTTTAGGGTCTCCCACACGTCCAATCCCTAGAGGAAACTAAAGGATTGAATAGTAAGTAAAATATTTTTGTCTAATGAATTTTTCACTAGATGGAATGACTATATACCTTAAGCTATTTGCAGTTGTTTAGGGTATAAAAGAATCAGGGCTTAGGTGGTCTCCTGACCTTACCAGTCCTTTAGGATTGAGTCTTATGTCTCAATGCCTATAAACCTCCCTGTTAAAACTTGGGGGCGGTTGATTCCGCCCCTCTTTTTTATTGGCGCAATTTTATCTTATTATAATTTTATTAAAACAGCCACGTCTTTTTTAAGGGGTGGCTGTTTTTTTTATTTAAGAACCATAGACTATTCTTTATAATAAGCGTAATATAGAAGGGTTAACAGGAGAGGATAAAAAATGAAAATAAAAATCGCGCTACTCATTTCTATTATAAATCTATTTTGCACCCCTTATATTATGGCAAGTGCAGAACACAAAACTGATTTCGGATTACAGCTTCATACTTCAAAGAGCGACCTTGGTTTAAAATCTAATCTGGGGAAGAGTTTTGACACCCGTTATTTTAACGGTGCCAACCGAAAAAATGTACTGGAAGCCGGTATTTTCTTGCGCCATATACGGCCGATTAGTGAGCGTTTCTTCTGGGGCGTTGAATTACGCGTGGAAGATACACGGCAAAAATTCAAGCGTAAAGAGAATCAGGCTATGGTGGGGTCAAATACTTTTGTCCATAAACGTGGACTTAGTGCAGGACTTCATGGCATATGGGGAATGGAATTGGGTGACTATAGATTTTATGGACACTCAGGGATGGTCGGAACCCACTCCCTTATTAAACTCTTTTCCATCTACGACTATGGTCACCATACCAGAAAGCGTGAAGAAATCTTATGGGGTTTCTCAAAGGGACTTGGTTTTGATATGGCTGTTAATGAAGGGTGGAGAATTGGATTACAATACGCGCATATCCATCATCAAAGTCAAAAACTAAGGATTCACGAAAGGGATGCGTTTATCCATTCTAAATCCCAAGTTCATTGCGTAGGTATTAGATTAAGTTCTGAGTTCTAAAAAATTGAGGTGTACGAAATTTGCGTACACCTCTTTTTATTCTGGCTCCCCGAGAAGGGGTCGAACCTCCGACCGATGGATTAACAGTCCATTGCTCTACCGCTGAGCTATCGGGGAATATTATTAATTATCCTTACGCATGCTTTGTGCGCCTTTAAGTACTCCTTGGGATACTTCTATCTTAGGATCATAAGGCAGTCCTTTTGCATCTAAGGGGTACGGCTTTCCTTCTTCATCATCAAGATACATATGAGAATAATCAAAATCTGAGAAATATTTATGTCCTGCTGACTTTCCCTTTCCTTTAATATAAGGGAAAAATTCTCTATTGAGGGGAGCAAGTCTTCTCTTAATATATGGCTTTTCAATTTGAGGTTCAGGGGGGGGTGGGGGTGCAATCATCCAAACCGGTATGAATACCGTAGGATTAGGCGTATAGGTGGGAGCCTCTTCAGTAATTGAAGTTAATGCTGAGGGATTGAATTTCCAATAATATTTGGATTTTTTAGAATTCTTAACCACAAATTCCCAACCTGGGGGCATTTCATCATCACTATTAGGTATATTGGTTTGTCGAGAAGCTTCTACAGGGATGGATAAAAGTAAAGTTGCATATAATCCGTAGGAAGCGACTTTGTTATAAATTTTCATAAAATGTTCCTTTCTTTCACTAAGTTAATTGAGTTTCGTAGAGGGAGGATTGGGGATTTGTGGGTCGTCTAAATCATCGTAAAAAGGCTTATTCACCATTTTCAATAATAAAGGCTTTATTGCATTCCAATGTTGCTCTTGATCTCGATTATTCTGTTCCCTTTCCCTATCACATTGAGCGCAGTGAAGACTCATAACATAATCTTCCATGGGGGTTAACTCTTCAGAAGGGGAAGGGATAGAGATAGATTTTTTATCCTCCCCGAGTTGTCTCAAAACTTCCTGTTTAACGGCTTCTTTGAGGAGGTGGACTTTTTCACTGACACGTTCTTCTAAATACTCAATATCAGGGGAAATATGTTGTGAACAAAATGCAGCATTAGAGAGTAAGGTCACCGTTAATATAGCAGAAATATAGATACGTTTTTTCATTTTATAAGCTCCTAAATAAGATGTGTTACCAATAAACCAATAGTGTTTGTAGGGTGCCATACAGCCGTAATTTTTACAAGATTTAAAAATATTTATCTTGGTTTTTTATAGGTAGGATATTAAAATAATATCTGAAAGGAGATATAAAAATTATGAAAACTGGGACAATTTTTTGCTTGGGATTTCTTCTGACGGGATGTTGTAACAATTATCCTCCTGCCGATCCCCATATTTTCTGTAATAATTTTGGGTCTTGTGTTTTTTGTAGTGCCTATGCGGACGGTACCTGTGAGCAACACTGTAATATAAGACAAAATTAAATCATATCTACGACTTTTATCTTAGCTTCTGTATTACCCCGTAGATATTTCATTGTGGTATTTAAGGAGGCATGGCCTGCAAGTTCCCTTACATCATCCACATGTCCCCCTGCTTTTGTAATCGCGCACATGGCGTTATTTATAAAAGTAACTCTTCCAGAATGGCTCGAGCAGCCATCAAGACGAAGGGCTAAATAAATATTCTTTAAGGCTAAACAAACACTATCGGCACACATTTTATGCCCCCGTTCGCTCTTTATCAAATATTCATGGGGAAGGCTATCACCTAATGTCCTAAGACGGGCTATGGAAGATTTTAACATAGAGTTAAGGGGAATTGTACGACCGGACTTTCCTTTGGTAGCATTATCAGGCATTTTAAGGAAGTCAATTAATTCACCCGAAGCATTCGTGACCATTGACCATTGTAGGTTGCAAATTTCTTTTGATCGGAGACCGGCTTTGACAGATAATAAAAACATCACTTCATTTCGGAAAGGATAACGTGTTTTTTGAATCAAATCTAAAATTTGGGTGACTTCACGGGGGTTAATAAATTTTGCTTGTTTACCAGCCATGTAACTTATCCTAAAAGTACTAATATAAAGATTATATATATGAGTTAAAAATGGGTGTCAATTTTTATATGTTTGAAAGTGTCTTTTTTATTGAAGTCTGGGTAAAAGTGTAATTTTACGGTGAGTTTTATTAATTTTGACATTTAAAAAAAACCAATTAAGATTCAGAGATTATTTTTTTGGTACCTATAATTATTTCTTATGAGGTGAATGTTAAACAAAACTAAGTTTGTAGTTCGCATTTTCCCCGTTTCTGTAATTTAACCCAATTATGGAATTAAAAAGGTCTGCGTAAGAATTTTTCCCACCCATACGCCCCCCATAAATAATGTTATTCCAGTTACGAATCTTATAGTGCGCAATTTATGTTCAAGTTGCTCAATTTCCTTAATCATTTTTCGGCGTTTAGTCCGTTGATCAAAATTCATCTTTAAACTCCTTGGATGCTATACACTTATCATGTGCATATGAAGCCATTGAAAATTTATCTAAAAGAGCGGCTATATATCCACCTGGATATTTCATGGAAGACAACGTTTGTTCTAAATCTTGAATTAATTTATCGGAGGAACCATAAAATTTCATTCTTTCTATAAGAGCAACTTTATTCTCTTCATAGGTGCTAGATTTATAATCCATCTTTAAAGTCCTTTTGTCCATACGATCACATCTTCACCTCTGCGAGTCTTAGCATCTGAACTTATATTGCGTTTGGTACTTATAATATCAATTTGAAAGTCTCCATAGAGTTCGTAAACTAGAGGATGGTTTGAATTGGTCAATATTATATGACATCCCAGTTTTTGAAGGCGTTTAACTTCATCTGCTAATTTTCTATGATCCTCTTCATAAAATTGTTCTTTAGTATAACGTTTAAAATCACTATATTTTGAAATCGGTATATAAGGAGGATCTAAAAAAATAAAATCTCCTTCTTTGGCATTTTCTAAAAGTACTTCTTTATAATCCCCACAAATAGTAAGATTATTTTGTAATATCTCAGAAACTTTTCTAAGATTTTCTGGATCGAAAATTGTAGGATTTTTATATTTTCCAAAAGAAGAGTTGAAATGTCCTTTTTTATTGAGACGATATAATCCATTGAAACAAGTTTTATTAAGATAGATGGTACGAGCGCACGCATAAAATCTATCTAAATATTCAAAGTTATCTTTTCTAATTTTATAAAATAATTCTTCCGGTGTCATATTATCAAGAAATATTGATATTCCTTGGAGATGCATTATAACAACTTCAACATTATCTCGAATGCATCGATAGACATTTATTAATTCTGGATTAGAATCAGCTATTATACTTAACGGAGGATTTAAGAAAAAAAATAAAGCTCCTCCTCCCACAAAAGGTTCAATATATTTATTGAATTTAGGAGGCATTCTTTTTATTATCTCAGGGATAAGTTGGGTTTTGCCACCAGCCCATTTTAAGAAAGGCTTAACCTTATCCATCTTTAACCTCCCTTACACCATTTTGCAAATTCCATTAGGACTTCCTCATTTTGCTCAGGAGTATTGGGATCAGCCATTGCCTCAAAAAGCTTTTCCATGGATTCAGCTTCAAAAACGCGCCGTCCATCATCCAAGACAGCGCATTTAAGATTTACCCCAAATATTGTAAAAGAGCCTTCATATTTTGCTTGTGGTAAGGGATTGTCTGAGGTCATTTGTCGTTCTCCTCATCTAAGCGTCCTCTATCTATAGTTGAAATTTGGGATAAAATAACAGCTACATATGCGGGCGCAAATTTCATAGATTCAAGTTTTTGTTCTAATTCTTCAATTAATTTATTTGAAGCACCATAAAATTTCATTCTTTTTATAAGGTGAGCTTTATTTTCATAATAAACTGGTGCATAATCCATAGTTAGCTTTCCTTATACAGCCAATGAGTCAAATAAACCGTTAGAGTCCCCAAAATACTTAATGAAAGTACATATATCATTTGGCCTTCTCTTTCTCGGGGTTTTCTTTCTCTTTACCTATGTCATCATCTTGTACTTTTTTAGAACCATGTCTTAATTTAGAAGAAGGATATAATGCTTTGTGGGATTTCATAAAGATTTTCAAAGCTTCTTTCCCTTCGATCGTAAGAAAATTAGTACTAAATCTCACTGATTTAAGATGCGTAAGATTTTCAGTAAAAATTGCCGTAACGGCTTTTTCAGTAAAATAATTAACTCCTAAATCTAAAATCTCAATCATGGTAAGATTTCCCGTTGCAAGAGAGATAGCACCATTATCGGTTAGACTGGTTTTTTGCATATATAAATATCTAAGGGAAATAAGATTACCATTAGCTAAATGGTAGGCTCCTTCGTCTCCGATAGGATTGTTATTCAGATTGAGAGTCATGAGCCTCCACATAAACCCTAGAGATATAAAACGAATATCCCGACTATTAATATTACCATAGCTCAAATCCATATGACGGATAGCCATAAGGTTGCCATTTTCAAGCTCGTGAGTAACCTCTTTATCAGGATTATTGCTTAAAACATAATATCGTTTGAGCTGATCAATATATTGAGCTTCTTCCATAGGAGGAGAGGTATAGACATACCCCATGAGGGAAAAATATAAGATTGTCACTACACATATTCCAACAGTTTTTCTGAGAGATAGCATTTTATAAACTCCGCATTAGAATTATCCATAAAGGCACTAAAAAGCATTTAATCATTACTAAAAAGATAAATGAACTAGAAGGGACTACTATTAATAGCCATAAGAGAAAGTCTTTAGTCATTTTTCATCACATAATATTGTTACAATAAACATCACACCCACAAAAATTAAGCATTCCAAATATGATGTTTTAGAAATTGGAAGATCAAAGGTATTTGATATCCAATACAAAAGACTTCCCAATATTAAAATTGCAAATGCCACGGCACCTGATAAATTCTTAAAAAGGTATTTCATCACAATCCTTATCAAAATCTTTCATAGATTGAGTTTTAGTACCATTTGGAGAATAGCGAGGTTGGTTATCATCTACTTTGGTCATATACGGAACCCCCTCAAATCCTTCATCCTGTGGGGATTCTTTACCTCCTAACATGATGATCTCACCTCGGAACTTTTGCATAACTACTTCAGTGGTGTAACGCTCTTTGCCTTCTTTGTCAGTCCATTTACGAGTTTGTAACTGACCCTCTATATAGACTTTTGAGCCTTTCTGCAAATACTGCTCAACAATATCACAGAGACGCTCATTAAAGATAACCACCTTATGCCATTCGGTTTTTGTTTGGCGTTCATGAGTAGTTTTATCTTTCCATGATTCAGATGTTGCGATAGATAATGTGGCCACTTTCTTGCCATCATTGGTAGATCGGATTTCAGGGGATTTTCCGAGATTTCCTATGAGCTGTACTTTATTTAATGAGGACATTATAAAAGCTCCGTTTTAAATTCGATATTAATATTAATCTCATTATCCTCTACCCATTTACTGGCACTAATTTTACTAACGGCTTGGGGATGATTAGTCAAAGCTTCTATGAGGTCTTCGCAGGTTAATGTATCTTCAAATTTATTTACTTTCTCGTCTAATTCTTCGTGTTCTTTATATAATTTTTTTAGTTCAATTAATCTGGACATGTTTGTTTCCTTTATTTTGGTTCTTCATCATAAAACATCACTTCCTCTACAAAATATAATCCCTCATGATTTTTATTTTCGAGTTCTTTTTTACAGTTATAAGCCCACTTTTTATTATTATACGCTCTCAATAATTTCCATCCATGACCTATAGCCACATGCACTATGATATAGATTTTATCATTCATGTTTGCGCTCCTTCCTGATGTCCATTTAGCATCTGTTGGGTATTAACCTTTATAAACTTCATAGCTCCTTCAAATTTATGCGCCTCTAAATATTTTAGATCAGAAATCTTGCCTTTCGACAAAAACTCTTGTTCCAATAATCCTGCTTCTTTTAATGTAAATCTCAATTCTTCAATCTGTTTGGAGCTTATATAAACTTTTGGAGAAGCTGCATTATAATTAATATCTGATTTTTCGTTATCCTCATCACAACTTTCAAGACAGAAATTTTTAAGCAATGCTGTTTTAAAAGCATAACTTACGGCCTTCCCTATTCCTTTATCTTGAGGATCAATCCCATATCCATACGACTTAACCTCAATAAAATTAGTTGGATTATCAACATTCACAAACTTTATAAGCATGGATATTTTAGTTCTATTACCATCCTGTTCACATTCATTGGTAGATACTTCTAAACAAATTCCATTTTTAACCAATGGCTCATGAAGGGCTTTTATGACAGCATCATGACTCACGAACTTATATTGATTGTTAACTTTCTTATCTTCCTTTTGGATAGTGGTAACCTCTTCATAGACAGCTAACATCCTTTGATGGATATTTTTTATGGGCTGAATTTGTGTAACGTTACTCATTTTTTGTCTCCTTTAATATAGGCTCTCGACCCTTCTAAATATCCAATCAATAAATTAGGGGAGAACCTGTCATAGAACCCGTTTTTTATATTAATTACGGTTCCACCATCTTTTTTAATTTTCTTGAGCATCACTCTGAAATCTTTTGGAGTCACCTCAACGCAGTCTTTATGAATATTCATTTGTTAGCCTCCTATCTTCATAGTTAAAGAGTGAGCTTGAGTCTTTTGCATATTTTGAGCTAAACACAAAAAATCCATAGCTTCTTGGCTCTTCTTAGAAAGTGAAGGAAATTTTTGATATTGTGCGGGATTAGTATATTTAATATTTTCGTTATCTAAGGCTAGACGCGCAACGTTTTCATAATAAATTTTATCCCTTCCTTTAGGAAGAGAAGTGCGTGATCTTAACTCATCCAATTCTTCAAGTGTTTTGGTCTCATCACATAATTTCTTATACTGAGATTTATTCTTAACTATTTTCTTTTTAAAATTAATTAGATGAGTTTTAAAATCTTTAAAATCCCGAGTTGGTGGAAGACTGAGATAATCTTCATGGAATCCCCTCACTGGAAATATTAAATCGCAACATATTGCATCCACAAGAGCATACACCTGTTTTATGTACTTAGTTCTTTCTTCTAATTGGTATTGCTCTTCTATTTGTTCATCTGATAGAGGACAAAGCTCACGAAATCTCTCATTTTCTATAGCCTCTTGTTCTCGTTTGAAATGATCATCAGCCAGATCGATTTCAGCATCATAATGATGCCAATAATGTTCGTTATGAGTCATGATTTTTTCTCCCAGTCTTTATTTTTATTTATTATTTTGGGTCGAAACGATATCGAGATATTGACTTGATTCCAGATAGAGCCTTTTAGATATAAAAGGATATACGGTCAAATAAACGGTCTCCCTATCCCCATTATCAATGAAATCTTTGAAAAAGTCTTTCTTTTTTAACTCTTCCTCAATATTTTTTAACATTGGCACTTTAATATTCTTATCAAAGGTAAATAGGTCTTGCCTTTTCGCTAAGAAGCGGAAACGGTCATTTTTCTTTACGTTCTGGTAAACATCCTCAAGGTCGATAATGAGGTTAATCGGGTTAGAATCGTAAGAGGTGATATTTTTATCTTGCATTTTTTCTCTCCTTAATGTTTTTATATGTTGCATCATGTGATCGTGGGTTGTACATTTACAACATTATACAACCGAAAACAACATGTCAACATAAAAAATGATATTTTTTTAAAAAAGGTTTGAGAGATGCAAAAAGAAAAAAAAGAAAGGCAAAATAAAGTACGGGGCTTCAGATGTTCGGATGAAACATGGGAAAAAATAGTTAACCGTAAAAAGAAAACTGAACGCACCCTGATACGAGAGATTGAAATAATTATAGAAGCTGGATTAGAAAAACTTGAGAAAGAAGAGAAAAATTATTATGAAAAAAAATAGTGTTAAGAAAACCAAAATCGCATCAGCCAAAAAGCCTCAACCGCTTTTTTATATTCCAAAAGCTAAATATGATTGGCTTGAAGCGTACGGGAAAAATACCGAGAATAGAAATGTAACAGAGGTTATTAATGAAATTATCGAACAATTTCAGACGCGCCATATTAATTATGAACAAAAAGTAAAATATTGTAATCCATCACGAGGGAATATAAGCCTGGGAAGAGATACCCTCAACAACCCCATTCATGGTAAAGAAGTTGGGACTGCTTCGTGGGGGAAAATACTATTGAGGAAGATTTTTGGAAAATGATCTGTACAAAGCAGCCAGACAAGAGTAAATAAAAAGCGACCCCCAGTTTTAGTAAGGGTCGCTTAATATATTTTAGATAAATTCCCTACAAAAGAATTTACATGTTGATTTATGCTTTCGCTATAAACGCAACGACCCCTTTCAGGAAGTCATTTTTGTTTATAGCCAAGCTAAAAATAAAAATCAACACATATTTTTCTTCGAAGGGGATTGTTTTTTAACCTGAAGGAGAAGATGATGAAAAGATTATCAAAGCAAACGCCGATAAAAATTAATAAAAACAATAAAAAACAGGGAGATAATTGATGAGTTCGTTAAATCAAGGGTATTTTTTTACAACATTTCCTGCTCGTGCAGTGGAAGATGAAAATTTATCCCATGCAGAAATAAGGGTATTGTTAGCTCTCTGTACATTTATAAACAAAACAAATCAATGTTGGCCTTCCTACAGTACGCTTGCTGAACGATGTAAGATGGATAAACGGAATGTCTTAAAATACGTTAAGAATCTTGAAACTCATGGATATATAACGATAACCCCGAGAATCTCCAAAGAAAAAGGTCACGGTTCCAATATATACTCTATCATATGGGATAATGGAGAACGGATTTCCACGGATAAAATACCGGATGAAGAATTTGAAGACCAGGAACCATCCCCTAGTGGTAATTTTTACCATCCCCCCAGTGGTAACCATTACCACCAGGCAAGTGGTAATGGTTACCACCCTAACAATACCAATATAACAAAACCAAAGGAAGAAAGAGAAAGAGTAGTGAATCGCGATGCGATCCACCCTTCTCAAACCCAGACAGCAGAGGTTTTATTAGGTGATTGGAATAATTTTTCTCACACAGTAGGTCTTTCAAGTGTCCTTAAACTCACTCCTCAAAGAAAGTCCATTTTGTTAGCTAGGTTTAGAGATTTGGATAATTCTTTAATAAATTGGGCACAATATCTTCAAAAAATATCTCAAACCCCTTTCTTGCTAGGTCAAAATGATCGTGGATGGCGATTAACTTTTGATAAGGCCATTAATGAAACTATGTTTTGTAAAATTCTTGAAGGCAATTTCGATTCTAAAAAACATTCAGGAATAGAAGAACTTTATAATCTAGCTGATCAAATGGACAGACAAGCGGATCAAGAACGGGGGACTTGTGATGCAAATATCTAAAAATTTATCACTTGTTAAATCTGAAGGAAAATATAAACCCATTGTTAATGAATCTTTATTTATGATTCCTGTTTCTTTACAAAAAATTTCCCGCAAAGAAGGGATGGCATTAGCTATAAAATTATTTGATTGTTTTCCCCATAGTGATAAAAGCGGTAAAGAAACTTACCTTGATGCCGTTTCGTCAATTTTTCAACAATATTCTGTAGACCAAGGAAAACAAGTTATCCGCCAGATTTTTTCGGAAAAAAAGTTTATTCCTTCCGGTTCAGAAATTATTGAAGAATTTGAAAAATTGGTTCCAATCATTGCGCCTTTCAACGCTACTCGTGAACAATGGCAAGAAGTATGTTTATCTTTGAAAGATAAATCTCCACTATGGCTAAAAATATGTCAACGAATAGAAAAAAATATTGGTATCCATAATTTTAAATATTTTTTTACTGAAATTGAAACTGATGATTTAGAAAGCCCTATGCCAACTTTAATTATGGTAAGTCCTTTTTGTCGTAATCAATTAGAAACGAAATATAGAAACGAAATCGAATCAGCATTTGAATCGGAGATTGAAAATTTCAAGTTTATAACTTATCAAGTAAAAGATATTTCAATTGGGGCTAAAAGCTAATTTAAAGCCCATAGATACCATAGGATGACCAATATGATAGAATTGCCACGACAAACCCAAGAGGGCCACTCAGTGCGCTTTAAAACGAGGAATTAAGAATGACTAAAATAAAGATACGTCAACACATCGATGAACCCTTGGATGCTCACGATATTTTTCTATCCAATGGTGTGCAAGATTTAATTTCATGGCAAGAGATGTATTTCAAAGCTTACCCACAATTTCACGACTTTCAATCCCTTGCATCAATTTTGTTAAGTACATTAGTATCTGCAATTATGAGTAATGCACGCAGTCTGAAAGAAAAGGGTGAATCTCGTGAATATATAAATAATCATATTGAAGCTATGAAAAATTTATTTTGTACTGCTTTAGATCATTTATCGGAAAATATTGAAGATGTACAAAACAGCTATGCTACATTTGATCATATTAGAATCCGCAATATTAAAAATGAGGCTCCAATTGACTAAAAAATCAAAGAACCCTCCTTTTGTTACTGTTGACTTAGAAACGGCCTTCCATAATTTTCTGGTAGAAGTGATTACTAAGTTTACCAAGGAACATTCATTTGATGGCATCTATGTTGTGCGTGGCCTTCTGGATGTAGCGTTGCGTACTGTGATGGCACAAAAGTTTGAGAATGCGATTAAACTAGACATCATTGAGGGCCTTCTCTTGAGAATATGCGATTTTAAATATAAAAATTATAGAGAGGCAATCGATGATAACCCCCCTTCACTTAATGAGAATGCCCCTCCTTCAGACGTTATTCATTAACTGCTCATTGCATCATGAAGACTCCCGTATTTTTTCTTTTCGACCTGTTCCTGTTCATAGACTAATTGATAGCGATCTATAAAAGCTCTCATAAAAGCGTTAATAGAGATATTAATACGCTCTGCATGCCCTTTAATCCAACGTTGTTGATTTACCGTTAATTGAATATGGAGCCTAACCAACTCATATCCAGCAGCATCTAAAATACATTCGTTGTTTTTTAATGACTTAATGTTTTTTTTCATAAAAACTATCCTTTTTTAAAATTAATGTGTTGCCATGACCCATTTAGTGTGTTACTGTGACACATCAACTAAGAAAAGTCAATATGTAATTAACATTAAATAGGAGACAAAAAATGGAAAACACTACATTGACAGCATTAAACAATCAAATGAAACAGAAAATCCTACGCTTTTCACCAGAACAAATGAATATTCCCTCCATAAAAGCTTTTGTAGAGGCTACAAATGAATTGCTCGCCGTAACTGAGCAAGCAGGATTATTTCATGATGAGAGAATGAAAATTTTTGATGAGAAACTTCTAAAGATGGAATCCTGTAAAAAGTTCTATATACGGGACATCTTATCGAATTAATCTATATTTAATTAGGAGATAAAAAATGAGACATATCTACCTTGTGTCAGGATTTTTAAATTGTGCCCCTGATTCCTACGAACTTAGATGGGATATTAAGGCATTTGAAAATGATGAGGATGCAGCCAATTATGTTAAGGATATTAAAAAAATTAATAACCGCCTTAAAGGGACGGAGGTTAACCTTTATGATCCTAAGCAACCTCTAAGGGTACAGGGGAAAAAACACGATATAGTTTATGGAACATGTAAAATTGAGATGCAAGAACCATGTGATGAGAAAGGAGATAAAAAATGACCAATGATAATCAACAAGACCCTGGTGATACTCTCAAAGATGACATTTTAAAACTTGTTAATACCTTTATAGAACTTCCTTCGACAGAGGACTTTGATTTTTCTGATGCAGCAAATGTATTGATAGATTGCGTTAAAACTTTAATTTTTGATCGTGCAGTAAACTCATTTTGTATTTCTACACGGCTTCAGGATTGCATCGATGCGCTTCAAGAAGCACATGATGATTTAATATGGGAAGGAACACCAGATGACGCCGCATGATGATACATATTATTCTGAAAAATTTATTGCATCTCAAATTGAGAAAGTACAAAAGGATTTACATTTATGGATCGAACTCTATATAAAAAAATATCCTAAACTAGAACTTCCTTTTATATCAAGCGCATTAATTATAGAATCTCATTGTCTAAATATAAGTTCAGATAAAGAATTTTCCATGGAGATGATGGAAGGGGATATTGAATCCCTTGAAAGATTATTGGAACTTTTTAAAAATGACGCTGAGATGGGGAATAAAAATGAAAATTAAAGATTTAATAAATATATTGAACAAGGTTGAAGACAAAGAACAACTCATAAAAATTGATATTAAGGCTAGTATGGGTCTCACACTTGAACTTATAGACTTAATAGAAGATTTTGACCGGGAAAATAAATGAAAATCTCTGAACTCATCCTTATGCTTGAACAAATCGAGAACAAAGACCAACCTATTAAGGTTAGCGTGGAGACTAAACATGGATGGGATATAAAAGAGTTTTCAATTGGTGGACTGATGGTACCTACTGAACAATATAAGGATTGGTCTATATTGGCTCTATGTCCTAATGGAACTATTCATGTAAATACACTAAAGCGTCTTCAATCTTAATAGTAGAATCAATTTTAAAAGATTTTGATAAAAGAGAACCAAAAAATGATTAAAGAACCTATAAATCTGTCGGTTAAAGGTGCCTCATGGAGAAGCCGAGACACCCCCCAAGAACATCTTAAAATGATGCTAAAGGGGATAAGTGATAATGTAGGACAACTAGCAAAAGTTCTTGATCTCATCCAGTTACAATTAACCAATGTTGAGAAAAGGGTATGGGAATTAGGAGCTAAGGAAGATGATTAAACAATCCCCTTGCAGTCCTTCCCCACTATGGCATAATCAAAGAAAAATAAAAAACAGGGCATAATGAAAACTTCCAAACTTACCATTCCAAAGATATTAAAATATTTATCCGAAGTGGAGGATGTATATATAATAAGCTCATCCCTTCCTGATGAATTGGTATTGCATGATATTCTCGGCATCAAATCAGAAGTCCATGACGTACATAAGATTACCAATCCTCAAGGCTTCCAACCTCACGAATCAATCATTCCTAAACGGTTTGGAGTGGCATTTGCAATAGACATACTCACGCCAAAGACCAAACAATCAAAAGAAAAGATCAAATGGGTTAATGAGTGGCGTGCATTAGGTGCGATTTACATAGGAGCTGAAGACATAGAAGACTTAGACGCTATCTTTAAATAAACCCTCTTACCCGTTAACGAACCAATAAAAATAATAATAACAAGGTTCACATGATCATCTGTACGTCAGACAATAACTGTGCCTCCGCTGAAATCCTTCTCTATCGTAATGTCCTTGGTGAAGCTATGGATGCCGCCACCAAAATAATAAAGATCGGTCTTCCTCGAGAGCCTGATGAAGATAAACTTACATGCATGGATCATCTAAAGATAATTCAGAATAAAAACGAACGAAGCGTTAGAGAATATTATGCGCGCCTTGATCTGCAAGCTAAGGATCAACGTTACTTTAGACGTAATAACAAAGATTTTATCCAGATTTGTGATTTAGCTGATTATGATCCTGAATATATCTTAGGCATTTATGAAAAGTTTTATGAAAAAAAATGTACGTCCCTTCCTCAAGAGGCTGTTTTAATGCTTCAAAAATATAAAGAAGTACGCTATAAAATAACTAAATTAATAGAAACTCAATGGGGACGAAATGCAAAAAAAACAACCAGCCAATGATCATTCGCCAATCCTTTCAGTAAAAGATATAAAACTCGAATGGAAGGAAGAGGTGCGCTCTATTTCGGAGCTAAAGGACAATCCCAAGAACCCACGGCATATTAATGATGACGGGTTTGACCGTCTGGTTAACCTTCTTAAGAAGAATGGTTATCATCAACGCATACTGATTGATCTGCATAATATGATCTTAGGAGGGCATCAACGGAAGAAAGCCTTATTACAGGCAGGATGGGATTTAAAATCATTAATCAATGTATTGGTGCCTAACCGTGAACTTACCCAAGAAGAGATGAATTCCATCTCTATATCCGACAATACCAATATGGGTTCATTTGATATGGACATCTTGGCGAATGAGTATGAGGTGTTGGACTTGATAGAGTGGGGAATACATCCTTGCGTCTTTGATGCGTTTAAGCCAAAGGAAGAAAAATCACCCAAGGAACCGAAGCAACAGACTTGTCCCGAGTGTGGTCACCAATGGCTCTGATAGACATCCTCTCCCTAATTGGTATTCCCATCGGCTTCTTTATGATAATGGGAGCTAGTGTGTGGTTAATAGATTTTAAGAAGGATATAGGACGATGACCACTCCCCTTGAAGACCTAAAACAAGTAAATCTCCCTAAACATACCTTTGAGCATTTTATGTTTTATCTCATGAGGTGTATTAGGCTATATGAAAAAGAATTCGGAGAAGATACGTTTCCCATCATACCTAATGCGTTATTAATAGAATCTAATCTACAATTACGAAAACACGTGGGAAAATATGAGGCCAGTGAAATTGTTACATGGATGGAATATAATTTATCTATCCTAAATGAAATGGTGCAAGAGTTTAAGAAAGACAATCCTTATAAGGATTAACGCCCAAACCAACCTCTAAACCAGCTTTTATCCAATTTAACACCTGCATTCTGCAAAGCTAATTCTATCTTATATATGTGATCGTTTGTTTCTTTGCGGTTATTTACTATATGCGTCCTTAGCTCGGCGATATCTTTAAGATATGTATTATAACTAGACCTTACATTAATCAATTCCTGATTGAGTCTCCTAACTTCTTCTTGAAGCTCTTGGATGGTAACTTGCATAGCATCAAGATCAATAGGTAGAGGTTTAAACTCTCCTGGCTTTATTTCCTTAACGGTTCCCTTCTTCTTAATAAAAATATACTTTGGAGCTTTAGGTTTATGGGAAGCTTTGTTCTTAACGGGTTTAAAGAGGGTATTGGTGGAGGACTCTGTAGTTAGGTTGGTAACCTTACCTTTTGTTCCAAAAAATGTTACGTTGTGATTCTCTTTATCCCCTTTAGAAGATTTCATAAATATTTTTATTTCTTTAATCGTTTTAGGTTTATCTCGCGCCTTCTGCTTCAACATTTCTTTATGCGCTAACACATCTTCCTTTTTATAAAGAACTTTCCCTTTGTGCTTTAGCCATGGGAGCTTTTGAAATTTCTGACGGTCATTAGAAAGGTATTTTGCATTCTTTCCTAATATGATACAGGCTTCTTTAGCCGTGATGTATCCTGGTTTAATTTGTTTGGTCATCAAATTTATCCTTAATTAAATTTCTCATAGCAAGATTTCTTGATCTATGGTTTTCCGAATGCGCAATCACTAGGAGTTTTTGCCACTCCGCGTCAGTGCAATAAATTGTTCGAGGTTTTAACTCTAATTCTTGCATAGACGTATAACCCATCCTTTATCGTTTTCTATTTTATTATCAATCTGCATATCCATAATCATAAGTTTCAGGTTGGTCATTTCTTCGGCATTTGCTTTCATATATTCTCTTAAATCACTTATAAAAGCTTTAAGATCATTAATCTCATCTTTCATTTTTTGGTTAGAAACGTGTAAGGCCGTAACATGAGGACGGATGCCCTCAGTTAATTTGTCTTTGGATATTTTATTAGAAACTTTGAATGACTCTATCCCTTGATTGGGTAGAGAATAAGTCTTTACTGCGGGGATAAAATGTTCTTCCTCCACCTTATCCATTTTAATCGTGCCTTCTTTAAGATATCCTCCCTCTACTACGATAGTTCTTTCCTTGGGAACATTTTTGAATGGATCTTTAGGAAAGAGCATTCTTGATAGATCAACGGTAGGGGGTAAATCATCTTTAGGTGAGTCAATATTTTCTTTGATTGGGTTTACCCTATTGTCTGTCCTGTTGGAAAATTTAATAATATCTTCTTTTTTATAAAAGACCTTATTGCCTTTTTTTATATAAGGGATTCTGTTAGCTTTCTGTTGCTCATTAGTTAAATATTTATCATTTTTACCTAACATTTTTGCTGCTTGATCGCGCGTAAGGAGATCATCATTAGCTTTCATTTGGATTGTCCTTAATATTTATATGTCACTTTAATTGCTTCTTGAGATGATATTCTCTCCCATGTTTTTTATTCCTTCGTCAAGCTTCTTATGGCAGCTATCATTTTACCCATTGCATATCCTGGCTTATTTGCAGTATTATCACAATGGAACTAACCCTAAATAAAAATAATAATAAATGGGAAAGGTCATATGCCAGCTCGTCCCCTATATATGCGTAGAATGCTTTCTAAAAATCTTTGGACAGGTAGACCTTGTCGAGAAAAAACCCCGTATGAAACAAGGCAAATGCATGTGTTGCGATAAGACAAAATGGATCGTAAACGTGAAGGCGTGGGGCTTTCAACCGCTTACATTTATGGCTGTAGATGAACCCAAATCAAAGCGTGAAAAAAGCGTGAGAAAAGATGGCTAATGAGCACAATTTAACTCCATTCCAACCAGGAAATAAAGCAGGCGTAGGTTATGGGAGACCGAAGGGCAAGTCTATGACTTCATTATTTAAAAAGATTGCCGAGCAAGAAGTTACCTTAAAGAATGCTCAAGGAGAGCCAGAAACCAGGACTACCGAAGAGTGGATTGTGATTTCCACGGCACAGAAAGCCATGAAAGGGAATGCTAGTGATCGAGACTTATGGTTCAATAGGCTTTATGGTAAAGTCACCAATACGCTTGAAGTCTCCGACATACGTGAGAAGAAAGCTCAAGAGTTAACTACGGAAGAGTTAGAAGGATTTTTACAAGGTGAAGAGAATAAATAAAAATATTAGAAAAATAGGTATTTGTAAGCCTATCTTACAAATACCTATTCCTATTTCTCCGATGTGGTTATTATTTTCAAATGAACCAGAAGCAAAAAAAGAACGCCTGAAACTTAAGGCAGGATATAATTTTTGTAAGGAACTGAAAATGACTGAGTATTGCAGTATTATAGAAAAAGACGATAGTTGGGAATTCTTAACAGAGTTAGATTTTGAATTTGAACAATTACTAAATAACTTTATTATTAAGCATTCTAAAAAAATTTATAAACAATATCCTGATAATTTTAGGGATTTTGTAAGCGTATATGATCATTTAATAAAGCATGCCTTTGATTTGACACGGGATCATTATGATGCCGAAGGTCGAGGACTGTGGTCTAAAAATGCACGAACTATATTTAAAAAATGGGAAGAAATTGACACCAAAAAAGATAAAGAAAAATGGATAGTAGAGCCTTATACACCTATTGCTGAGAAATATCCTACGGCACCCCGATTTTCGAATGAAGATATAAAGAACCACTTGAAAAATTTCTTTACAGATAAGCAAATAAGGGAATTTTTCGGAGATGAAGATAAATGATTGAAACTATTATATGTGTATTTGTATTTCTTATGTTCTGTGCAGGCATAGCAACTTTGATGTGGCAAAATAGGGAGACTTTATAAATGAGTTATATGTTTCCACGCGGTAAGCATGTAGTGAGTACTACCGAACTAGAGTTTCGTAAGAATAAAAATGGACAATCGAAATTAACTGCTTTTCCTATTTATACCCAAGAAATGAAGATTAAAGCTCATCAACTTGGATTTAATGGAATTAGTGATTTAGCGAGTTTAGAGAAGCTTTTACAAGAAAGGAGATTTAAATGACAGACCTACGCAAAGACCAAATCCGTAACTTCCTGATCACGAAATATGCAGACGGGAGCAATTATGAACCTCCCGAAGAATTCATTGAGGCATTATGGAAACTTACAATGTTTGTTGCGGAGGCTCCTTTAGAAGAAAATTTAGATAGAGTTCTAGCGCTATTCGGAAACTTCTTAGCAAGTCGTAAAATATATATAATAGAAACCATCAAAAAGCTTGCTGAAGAAAGCGGGAATAAAGAAAACGAAGCCTTAAATAATTTATTAACCGCTATTAATTACATTCCTGATGTTTTTTTAAATAACTCTATCCGCGAATTAATTGAATCATTTAATAACAAAGGAAAATATAAATGATAGATTTTAAATGATTAATGCCCCCGGCAATAGGAGTAACCGGGGGCGTTAATCGTTTCAGAGAAAAAATGTGACAAACGCAATAGAACGCTGAGAGGCTGAATTAACCCTTACGAGGAGGCGGAAAACCTCTCAGCTACCTCTTTGGTAGAAGTTAGATATTAATATCAACTTTAAATTGTTTTTTCAAGAATAAAAATAAAAAAAAGGAAAAAACATTGTTAACCCCCCAAGATGCTGCGGTTGAGCTATTACTCAGGCGTAAGGCAAAAAGCGATCTCCATACGTTTGCACGGGAGTCTTGGCCTCAAGTGGAAGGAGGACGCCCGTTTATAGATAGTTGGCATATTGGTGCCATCTGTGAGCATCTGGAAGCGGTTTATAACGGAGAAATACGCAACCTTCTCATAAATCTCCCCCCACGCTGCATGAAATCTACCCTATTGGCCGTTATGTACCCTGCATGGTGCTGGGCTAATTCTCCCGAACTCCAATTCTTATACACCACGTATGCCCAGAACCTCACCATAAGAGATAGCGTCAACTGCCGGCGTTTGATTGATTCTGCGTGGTATCAACAAAGATGGGGAAACGTCTTTCAGCTTGCAAGTGACGTGAACACTAAGCTTAGGTTTGACAATACGGAAAAGGGCTATCGCATTGCTTCCTCTGTCGGGGGTGCAAACACAGGGGAGGGATGTGACATAGAGGTCGAAGACGACCCTAACAATGTTAAAAATGTAGAATCCGAAGTTACGCGTGAGACTACCAATACGTGGCGTGACCAGGTCATGTCCACACGGTTTAATAATCCCAAGACGTTTGCCCGTATTGTGCAGCAACAAAGGACACATCAGAATGATGTATCGGGTCATATCTTATCCAAGAATTATCCAGATATGGTTCATCTGTGCCTTCCTATGGAGTTTGAAAAGGGACGCATATCAATCACTGTGCCGATCAAAAGCACGGGCGGCATTCCCTGGAAAGACCCACGTGAGAATGAAGGCGATCTTTTATGGCCTGCCCGCATAGGGGAGACAGAACTTGAAAAGTTAAAGCGTGAACTCGGTGGGGAATATGCGATTGCCGGTCAATTTCAACAGAGACCCGCTCCCTCTGAAGGCGGAATGGTCAAGAAGACATGGTTTATGCCATGGAAAGAAAAAAGCCCACCTCCATTGGAGTTTGTCATCCAGTCCTGGGATACTGCCTTGTCGGCAGACAAGAAGAATGCCTATAGCGCATGCACGACCTGGGGGGTATTCAAAGATAAAGATTATATCTCCCATGTCATATTGTTAGGGATGTGGCGTGACCATGTCGAATATCCCGACTTGCGTAAGATGGCTGCCCGTCTCACCAAGAATTACCATGACAATGATATGGACAATCCCATAGAGGGCAAAACCAAACCCCCTGATTTAATCCTGATTGAATCCAAAGTCTCGGGTATTTCACTTGTGCAGGATTTAAGGCGCATGGGGATTTGGGTCACCCCGTTTAATCCCGATAAGTATGGCGATAAAATCCAACGCGTGAGATTGGTGACCCATTTAATCGAAGGAGGGAGGGTTTGGGTACCGATGCAACCCCCTCAATTCGAGAAGATGCGCCCTTATGGCGACATCCTGGTGGAAGAATGCGCAATGTTTCCGAATGGGTACACAAGAGACCTTGTGGATACTATGACCCAAGTGTTATTATATTTAAAAAGCAATGGGTGGGTAAATCATCCTGACGATGAACAAATAATAACAATACCTAAATTCGACTCTGACAGGGAGTTTTACTAAATGCCTCAAGGACTACCCACCGGATTTATTCCGCAAGAGCCGGTATTACCATTACCTCAACAAGAGATGGGTCTTGATATGGGAGAACCCGAACCCAATATTATAGATGGGGCCCAATATATTGAAAACGAAGACGGGGGCCTCACGATAGATTTCACACCTCAAATGAAAGCCCCCCACTCCACGCCTTTTGAAGCCAACCTGGTGGATGAATTGCCCTCAGACGAAGTTCAACGTTTGACTGAAGACCTTCTCGAAGCGTACGAAGACGATAAAGGAAGTCGGAGCGAATGGGAAGAGACTTTAAAGCAAGGAATGAAATTTCTTGGATTAAAGTACGAAGAACGTACGCGCCCCTTCAAAGATGCCTGTGGGGCCTATGACGGAACCATGTTGACATCAGCCCTCTCGTGGCTTGCAACGGTCAGTAGTGAGTTTTTGCCTGCTACGGGGCCTGTCGATACGCAAATATACGGCAAAGAAACTGAAATTAAAATTGATCAAGCTAAGCGCATTAAACAGTTTGTTAACTTCTATCTCACCAAACTTGCCCCGGAATTTTACCCCAATAAAGACCAACAGTTCATGTGGTTCAATGTTGTTGGAATGGTGGTGACCAAGACCTATCAAGACCCTATCCTGTTGCGTCCCGTCAGTCTTTACATCACACCTGAGAATTTCATAGTCAGTGAGACCAATACGAACGATTTAAAGTCATGTACGAGGATGACGCATCAGTTTACCCTTACCGCTAAAGAAATGCGTGAGATGCAGCTTGCGGGGGTTTATCTCGATGTTAAAATTAATCCCGATGAAGATGAACATGACGAATCGCCCATTAAGGCCGAAGTTTCTACCATCGAAGGCATTACACGGCATGCCCATGATAAAGATAAACTCTTCACCAATTTAGAATTCCACGTAGATTTAGATATTAAGGGATTGGACAATAGCGGAATGTCCATTCCTGAGAGGCTTCCAGTTCCTTACATTGTCACAATCGCTAAAGACTCACGTAAAATGATAGCATTGAGGAGGAACTGGGACAAAGACGATCCTAAATTTAAAAAGATTGAATATTTTACCGAATATCGATTTATCCAGGGATTTGGGTTTTATGGATTAGGCTTGGCCCATTTGATTGGCGGTTCCGCCCGTGTAACCACTTCAATCTTACGCCAGCTTGTCGACGCCGGAACGTTCGCCAACTTTCCGGGCGGTCTCAAAGCTAAAGGCATGAAGCCTGAAAACAATGACATTATGGTTGGCCCCGGTGAATTTAAAGACGTTGATACTGGAAGCATGCCGATTCGCGATGTGTTTATGCCGCTTCCCTATAATGGCCCGAATGCGGGATTGATTGAATTAAGGCGCGAGATGGTGGCGGCAGCCGAGAAGATTGGTGCATTGACCACATTTAAATTAGATGAAATCCCCTCTACAATGGCTATGGGTACCGTGATGGCTTTATTGGAAGAAACCACCAAACTACCCAATAGCATCATGAACCGTATATTTACGGCGATGACCAATGAGTTTTCATTGTTAAGCAAGCTTTTTGCCAAATATCTTCCTGATACCCCTTACGCATATAAAATGATCGGGGACGAAAGCTATGTGACCTCTAAAGATTTTAATGATGAAGTTTCGTTGGTACCTGTTGGTGATCCTACGGCTGCCTCTTCGGCCAAGCGTTTATTAAAAGTCTATGCCATAAAGGAAATAGCCCAGTCTGCCCCTGAAATCTATGACATGCGGGCGATTCATGAAGAGATGCTCAAGATGATTGGAGTAGATAACATTGAGAAGATATTACCGCCTCCTCCACCTCCGCCCAATCCTGAAGATATGCCACCACCTCCATTAGACCCAGGAATGGTTATGCTTGAGGATGTGAAGGTGAAGGACAAAGAGGTTGACGCTAAGTTTAAAGAAGCTGAGATGCGCATGGAAACTGAAGCATTTAAGGCGCAACTCAAGTTTGAAAGTGACCAGGCTAAGCGTGAGATTGATGAGATGCTTGCTAAATTGCGCGCTGAGACAGAACTTAAAATTACAAAAATTAAAGCTCTAACCGAACTTCAAAAGCAATCCGAGAAATTGGGGGGTGAAGAAGCTATCGAGGAGGAGGGGCTTATGATGGAATAAAATCTAATCATACCTTGGGGTCGGATATCGTCTAAAGGACAAACTAAAAACGATAACCGACCATAAAGGGAAGCGTATCAGCTATAGGAAGTTCCTCAACCTATAACTGACATCTTCCTTATAGAAAATTATAAATAAACTTACAAGAAAAAAAGTAACGGAGAAAAAAAATGGATGATTTCGCAACAAACTTTTCAAATCGGGGGCCGGATCGCTCGTTAGGATTAGTAGAACCTGAACTTGCACAAATGGCACGCGGTAATATGGGTCAAAACCCTATGTCTGCAAGTACGCCAACCGCTATCCCTATGCGTAACTATGCAAAAGGGGGCCATGTAAAGCCCGAAGGCAAGAAAGGTTCCCTATCCGTCACAATCGTTTCAATGCTTCCCCGCGGTAAAATGGGCCGTATGGACGAAGACCATGAGCGTATGGAACGTATGGAGCGTTCAAAGCGTAAGCATGAGCGTGAGATGAAATACGATGACCACGTTATGGATGATACCAAAAAGGAGATGAAGAAGGGTGGCAAAGTTGAAAAGAAAGCCTGTTATAAAAAAGGTGGTGGTGTCTCCTGCATGGAAGAAGGAGGGGCGATTATGCACCCTGATGAGAGGAACGCCGAAGTTATGCAACGTCAAAGGATGAAAAAAGGCGGTTCTCTGTTAAAAAAGATTAAAGCTGATATTAAGAAAGATATTAGCTGCGATAAGGCTGTCCACAAAGATTTAGAAGGAATGAAGCGTGCAAAGTTTGCAGCAGGTGGAGCAGCAAAAGTGCGTAAAGGCATGATGTCGGAATCAGGCCAAATCAAGAAAGTCGTGCATCCTGGAAATTTTCTTTAATTTAAAGAATCTATGCGTTATAATGTGATGTTATTTTTACTCCTTAAATAACACGGAACCCTCCCTGTTGCGATGCGGGGAGGGGTTCCTTAACCTTTATTAACAAAAAATATTGACACCAATAGCATAATCGTTATTATATATAACGCTAACTCTTGATAATAAAAATAATAAAACGGAGAGTTTATATGAGCGTCCAAATTTTCATTGAAAATACGTTAAAAGCTTACCATGAGCGGTCTTCTCAAGTCTCCGCCGTCATCCTTCAGGGACAAATCCCCTCCTTAGACCAGTATAAATACAATTGCGGACATCTTCAGGGCTTCCGTGAAGCTGAACAGTTGCTTGCGGAAACTTACAAAGCAATGTTTACAGCTCAAAAACCTAAAGAAGATGGTGAAGCAATTGAATCTAAAGTCTACTAATTATGAAGCTGCGGAAGCAGCGAATGCCCTTAAGCAATTAATAAAAGATACCGTCTCCGAATGCCTCGAGAACAAAGAGCTTTTTAAACAAGCTTTAATCGAGACATTAAAGGACGAAGAAGTTAAACGGGCAACTTTAAGTTTTATCCAAGACGAAGAAGTCGTGAGTGCCACATGTTTGATGGAAGAGCAAATAGGGTTTAGGCTTCCGCGTCCGTGTGGTTATCAAGTCCTCATAAAGATGTTCATCCGTGAAGAGGTCGTCAAAAGGATAACTGATGATGATGGAAAACGCCTTATGGGGTCGGATGGAAAACCTCTTGTTTATTTAGCGGGTGAAGAAGAACTGCGTGAACGGGAAAAATATAATTGCTTTGTTGGCTTGGTGTTGGCATTAGGCCCCGAAGCTTATAAAGGCTCCAGATTCAAAGGGTTTTATTGCCGTCCCGGTGATTGGGTCATCATGGAAAAAAACGCAGGTCTTACCCATGGATTTAAGGGAATGCCGGTTGTTTTAGTTGACGATGACCGGATAAAAGGAATTTATGAAGACCCCAATGATATTACCCCTCTTTTAGAAGCCAACCGTTTTTAAAAAACAATATTTTTTCCAGAAAATAAAAATAATAAAAAAGGAAAAAACATGGATATTGATAAAATCCAATATGAAGAAGAACCTATAGGCGGCCCGCAAAGCGGCCCAGTTGAGATTTCAATTGAAGAAGATGCCCTTAATATCGTCAATGATGTCATTATCAATGACCGAGACGATATGCAGTGGGATGAACAAACCCCCAAAGAAACCGAAGCCGAAGAAGAGGTAGAAGAAGCCGAAAAGCCGCTCAAGAAAAAGAATAAAATATCGTTTGAAAAACGGTTCAAGCAAGTTTACTCCGAAAAAAAGCAAATGGAGGAACTGCTACATCAGCAGTACGAAGAAAACCAACGCCTTCAGTCCATGGTACAGGAAAAAAATATCACATCTGTCCTATTGGCCGAAGATGCCCTTGATCAACGTATGGAGAGGGCAAAATCAGTCTTAAAAACCGCTATTGATAATGGAGATACCGATTTACAAGTTGATGCCTATGCTGAATTTAGCCGTCTCCAAGGCGAAAAGAACGAAATAAACTCTTATAAGGCCGCAAACGGGATTCAATCCGACCGTAAACAATCCCAATCACAGCAGATGGAACCTCAATATGAGGAGCGCAGGTATAATCAGCCTCAAGAGGAACGTCAACCGGAACCTACCCCTGAATTGTCTTTATGGTTAAATGAAAATCCTTTTATGGATGCAAACTCTCCGGAATTTGATCAAGACATGTACAATGAAGTGAGAGGGGTGGATTCACGCTTAGCCCGTCAATATACCAAAGCAGGTAAAAAATCACAAATCGGCACCCAAAAGTATTTTGATGAATTAAATGCCTATATAGCAGAAAACTTTGATGATGAAGGAGAGGTGTATGTCACCGAAAATCCTCAAATGAAGAGTCCCTCAACCTCGGTTGCATCCCCTCGGCAAATATCCAATCCCCTTTCATCAAATAAATCACCTACACGGATTAATTTAACGCCTGATGAAGTGGATATCGCCCTCAATATGAATTTCCAGCATCCAAACGGTAAACAATATACCCGTGAAGAATCATGCAGGGCTTATGCCATCCAAAAAATTAAAATGATGAAACAATAATAGGGAGAATACCAATGTCAGATGTCAAACCCAATGACCGTACAAGCCGCACGGAACAATCACGCACGATGGAAACACGCAGGCGCACCCGAAGGGTTCCTTATACCATTCACACGATTCCCCGTGAATTGTGGCCCGCAGATATGGAATATTTTTTAGTGCGTACTTCCTTATTGGGAGAGCCTGATCAAAATAATATTGCTAAAAGAATGCAGGAAGATTGGTATCCGGTACCTCCGGAACGGCATCCGGAATTAATTCCTCCTCCACTCCCAGGATATGAAGGTGTCCAAAAATCTATTTTAGAAGAAGGCGGTCTTATGCTTTGTGAAAAGCCCAGGGACTTTGTGGAAGAAGATCGTAAAAAACAGGAAGATAAACAAAGGGAAATGATGGAAGGTATCAACGGATATATTGAAGGCGGTACCTCCGAGATGCCCCGCTTTGTTGAAACGAACCAAACACAAATTGAGCAAGTAACTTCACTTAGAAAATAAATATCAACACCTATTGACGCATTTTACCTATCAATGTTATAATATGCAAATAACACGTAGAGTAATCTGCGTCATCCTTTTTAGGATGCTCAATAATTGGGATGCACCTTTATTTCATCCCCTGGCCGTTAAGACCAGTTTCGCTTCGTGCGCTTCGTTAAAATCATAAAAATATAAATTAACAACAGCGGAGATGAAACATGTCTTATGGAGTGAATGCAGCCCAAGGATTGCAGCCTCGCCGGTATTTAAACGGCTCCCCTTGGAATAATGCAACAAATACTTACAACATTGCAACTGGTTACGCCACATCCATTTTTACAGGTGACCCTGTAGATTTTGATTCAGGTAACACTGGCAATATTATCATTGCGCCTCTTACTACTGGTACAGGAGCACCTGTGCTGGGTGTTTTCCAAGGATGTAAATATTTCGATACGAATGCCAACTTTATTTTTTCCCCTTATTGGCCTGCCAGTACAACGATTTTAGCTAATACGACTGTTGAAGCTGAAATCGCCGATGATCCCAATATTATTTTCGATATCCAATCAAATGGTGTTTTAGGTGCAACTCCTCTCGTACTAGGAAACGTTGGTTACAACGCGCAATGGGTTGTAGCGACCGGCAGTGTAATATCAGGCCAATCAGCTTATCTCCTTGATGCGATTACTAACATACCAGCTACCACTCAAGCCTATCAGTTGAAAATTCTTCGCGCTACTCCAGTTCCAGGAAACGTTTTTGGCATTTCTTATGCCAATGCAGAAGTGATTATCAATAACCATAGACTTAAGAGCGTAGGGACGGTCGGAGTTTAAGTTAAAAAAATTCAGGGATTTATCCTTTAAGAATAACAATAAGAAATAAGGAAAAAATAAAATGGCTATTAATACAACAGCTATCCGAAGCCTCCTTCGGCCCGGTTTGCAGGCTGTCTGGGCTTCAGAACAGATGTATCCGAGTGAATGGAGTGAAGTATTCACACAGCATTCGTCAGATAAAGCTGTAGAAATCGATGTCGAAATCAAGATGCTTGGTCTTGCTCAGATACGTCCTGAAGGGTCGGCTACAGCCTTCGATTCAATGGGCCAAAGGTCGCAGACTTCCTACGTTAACAAGTACGTTTCAATTGGTTTTATCATCACGAGACAGGCAATTAAGGATAACTTGTATAAGACAAGGTTCCCAATGCAGGCTAAGGCATTGAAAAATACCATGAATCAGACAAAAGAGATAATTTGTGCCAACGTTTTCAACAACGGGTTCAGCACTTCATTTCCAATCGGAGACGGTCAACCTTTCTTTTCTTCAAGCCATCCTATTGATGGTGGAGTGGTTGCAAACCAACCCGCTATTGCTGCTGACTTGAATGAAACATCTTTGGAAGCTGCATTGGTTGCTATTTCCCAGTTCAAGTCTTCTTCGGGCCTTATCGTCATGGCTAAGCCCCAGAAGCTCCTTGTGCCTCCTGCACTGATGTTTACGGCTGCTCGGCTCATGAAGTCCCAGTTCCGTACGAATACAGCTAACAACGATGTGTCAGCTATCTTTGCTATGGGTGCGGTTCCCCAGGGTGAGCGCATTAATCACTTCCTAACTTCAACTTCAGCTTGGTTTGTGACAACAGACATGAATGAGAATGGTTTGAAGATGTTGCAAAGAGAAGAATTGGAAGTTGATATATGGACAGAACCTACAACAGATAACCTTCAAGTAAAAGCTATTGAAAGGTACTCAGCAGGAGTAACAGACTTCCGTTGTTGTTACGGTTCTAACGGCCCATAAGATTTAATACTTAAAATATAGTGGTGAATATTTAAATATGTTCACCACCACCGATATAATGAAAGTAATAAAACGGGTTAAAACTCGTTAAAAAAGGATTTAAAAATGCCTTATACTAATTTTCCAAACGGAATTACCAGTTTTGGTGTTCCTACGATGGGTACCGCTAATCTTTTACCGACTGGGAATGTTTTTTTTGTAAGCAGCTTAACGGGTTCCTCCGGTAATGTCGGTAACAATACGCCTGCAACTCCCTTTGCTACGATTGCCTTTGCATTAACCCAATGTACGGCCAATAACGGCGATTATATTTTCTGTCTCCCAGGTCATGCAGAGACCATTATTGCTGCTGCCGGTATTGCCCTGAGCAAAGCGGGCGTTTCTATTATAGGCGTTGGTACCGGTAATCTTCGCCCGACTATTACTTTTGGGACGGCTACGACCGCAACAATGACGGTGACGGCTGCCAATGTCCTATTAGCCAACTTCCGTTTCATTGGCAATATTGCTGCATTGGCAACCGCTATTAGTGTGACAGCCGCTGGATTTGAACTCTATAATAGTGATTTTTACGCAACCTCAGCAACAACTAACATCCTTATAAGCATCTTAACGAGTGCGTTGGCACTTAATATGAAGGTTATAGGATGTAATTTTAACTATGAAAGTTCGATTGCAGGCACGACCGTTACTTCTACTTCCACTGAAGTGATTCGATTGGTTGGATGTGATAATGCACAGATTGTCGGTAACTATATGGCGGGTAATATTACGACCTCCCTCATCAATGGTATTACGACAGCTTCTAAAGATGTCCAGATTTGTAATAACTATCTCTACAACAAGCAAACTACTAATATTGCAGCCCTTGTAGATTTGGTTGCTGCTTGTACGGGTGTTATTGCCTTTAACAATGGTTTCTCGGGGTATGTAACCGATATTGCCACAGTCATTGATCCTTCAAGCTGTGCAATGGTTCAGAACTACGTCAGTAACGTGGTTACAGAGACAGGTGGTTTGGTTGGTACTCCTTCAACATAAGAAGGTTTTTAAGTAGGGCTTCTATGATTCGATGGAGAAATTCCCTGAAGGTCATAGAAGCCCGCTTCGTTTGTTAAAGGGGCATTGAGTGCCTAATTATAAGGAATAATAAAAATGGCCCGTAGCACCACCGTAACTTTTAATAAAGCCGTCACCACTTCGGTTGCTGCTGCCCAAACCACCGCAGGAGCTGCCGATCTCACCTTAATAGGGGGCAAATTTAGTCAGGGTGGGAATTTTGGTGTCACCATCTCTTTGACGGTTGCCGTGGCCGATTTATCGGGTGCCAATATTACTATTACAGGCACCGATGTAAATGGTGTGGCCCTCACTGAAACCCGCGTTGGGCCTAATGCCAATACCGTCTTTACGACCGCTTTATTTAATACCGTCACTTCTGTCCATACGGATGCCGCATTAGGAACTGCCATGAGCGTTGGAAATGGCACCACGGGAAAATCAATTTGGGTTATAGTCACTGATCACACTGATGTCTTTAATGTGGGGATAGCCGCGACTGCCACAGCAACGATCGCTTATTCAGTTGTCCAAACCCCTGATGATCCCGAAACCGTCACCACCCCCAATACATTTGCGGTGACAGCTATCCTGACAGCCGCCACTGCAAGTCAAATTGCTGCAACCACGATTCCCGTTAAAGCCTTTCAGGTTCAAGTAACTTCAAGCTCCGGCAATGGAGCCGTGACTACTAATCTTATTCAACAAGGAATCGCAGGATCATAAAAACAAACTCAATCTCATAAAAATAATAAAAAAGGGAGATTAAAAATGAGTCGGGCTAAAAAGAATTGGATTCAGGGAGCTATAAAGCATCCAGGAGCGCTTAGAGAGGCTCTACACGTACCTGAAGGTAAAAAGATACCTCTGGATAAGCTCGAGAAGGCAACCCACTCTAAAAGCCCTCTCATGAGAGAAAGAGCGAATATGGCCGAAACTCTTGGGAAGCTCCGTAAGAGAAAATAAGTGGCCACTTCCAACACTTATAATTTTGCGGCAACAACCGACCTTGATGCCATCATAACCGAAGCCTATGAGCGTTGCGGGTTAGTGGGGGATATCCTCACGGCCCAACAAATTCAAACCGCATTCCGGTCATTGAACTTGATGCTTGCGTCTTGGCCGAATGAAGGTATCAACTTATGGACGGTGGAACAGGGCGTCATTAACCTTGTCATGAATCAATCTACCTATAATCTTCCTCTTAATATTATTGATTTTTTAGAATGCACCATACGCTCAACCATCCGTAAGTTAAGCGGCGCACCTGCTTCTTCTTCGGGAATTGCAGCACAGGCTTTTGATGCTAATGACCAGACGGCATGCACGGAAACAGCACCTGATGGATGGATTAGTTATGATTATGGAGCTAATACGACCCAAGCCATTTCGATGGTGGGCATTACATCCGAGACCGATCAAAATTATACGTTGCTCGTACAAACTTCGATTGATAATACCAATTGGACGACACGGGCTTCCCCTCCTTTACAATTTTATCCCGCACTTCAAACTATTTGGATAGCGATAGACTCACCTATCCAACAGCAATATGTACGGATCATTGAAACAGGGGGCGCCACCCTTAATATCAACGAACTTTATTTTAATGTAGCTGATCTCGATTATATCATCACGCGCCTTTCGCGTGCGGAATATGTAGCTCTCCCAAATAAGACTTTTTCCTCCCGTACGTCTTCATTTTATGTCGATAGGCTTACAAATCCGGTGGTTAATTTATGGCCAACTCCAAATAATGAGTTCCCGATGCTTTATTATACGGGAATCCGCATGATTCAAGACGCAACATTAATGACGCAAAATCCTGATATGCCGAGCAGATTTTTAGATGCCGTGTGTTCAGGTTTAGCGTGGCGTGTCGCCCTTAAATCATTTCCCGACAGGGTCGATAGGCTAAAGGCGGAATATCTCGAATCCTTTACACAAGCATTCCGTCAAGATACGGAAAATGTCCCGTTGCGCATTTATCCTGATTTTTATGGGTGGACATAATGCGCATTCATAAAAGATGGATTCCAGATAGAGATAGCCCGCTTGCAATCGGCCAATGCGATTATTCAGGGTTCATTGTCCCTTATCATGAACTTGTGCGCCAGATGGAATATCGCGGCAATGCTCTCGTATGGACGGGGTTTCTCGTCTGGAACCGTTTTGCTGATCAGCCGAATCCGCAATTGCTTGATCCTATTTTAAAACAAGACCCTATCCCATTGCGTGAGCCTCGGGTGCCTCAAGACCCGGATAATACCGCTCTTATTCTGTTGGATGAAACCATGGTCGGTACCAATTTAAGGATGGGTGAAGGCTTTGACGAGGAGTTTACAATTGGGTAACCGTTCTAACGATCAATTTAATAGCGTCTTTGGAGATACCATCTGGGTCGATCACGGCGGTCAAGGCTTTGATACGGTCGCACGGCAGATTCAAGATGGATTCGGTAATGCCAGCATGCTGAGTATTGGAACGAATATATTTAATATCGATACCACCACGGGCGGCGTCTTCACCATTAATAATGTTCCTTTTGAGTTTTTCCCAGGTGCGTCTGTTATAACCGCCACTGCAAATTCAGGATTTGTAAATGAGCGTATTCTGACCCAGGGCAATAATATAAACGTTATTGATGCAGGGCCTGGAGGAAACATTACGGTTTCGCTCGTTGATAATCCTGTGTTGACCGGAAACGAAGGATTGACTGTTCCAGTGGGAACCATCGCTCAACGTCCGCTGGTTCCTAACACTTTTGAAATGCGTGGAAATACCGATCTCAATGATTTAGAAGTATTTGATGGCGTAAGCTGGATCAATATCTTAACGGGAGGCACAGGCGCACCTATTGATGCTACTTATATCACCCAAATTCCCAATGGATTTTTAACGAGTGCGCAACCTTTAAGTGTGCTAGGAAGCGGCATTTTAGCGAGTACCACAGCAACCGGTGTGGTTAATTCTTGTGTTCTTACAGGTACGGCCAGTCAAATTACAATTACCAATGGGTCAGGAATTGCCGGAAATCCGACTTTTTCACTTCCAGCAGATGTTATAATTTCTACCTCTATTACGGTTGATGAACTTTTAATAAATAACCAAGGTAT